AAGAGCAAAAAAGAATAGTCGAACTCCCCACAAAAGAACGCAGGGCTGTTGTTGAGCAAATTTTAGGGAAAACACAGGGAAGCGTCACGCTAAACGGAACAAACGAGCCCCCCTCATGGGACAAACTCGACCACCTACCATGCAGTAGAGCAATGCTCCACGCAACCATTGCAACCACTGAGTTAGAAAAAATTCAAGACAACGACCCAAACACTAAAGATGCATTGCTTCACGTAATTAAGTGGTGCCAAGAAAGATTAAAGAAGGGAGGAAATTAAGGATGGCTGGCAGAATCTTTGAAAACTTCAACTACGATTCGTTTGAGCTGTGCCAACTGAATCGACCAATTCACAACAACTCAAGACTCAAGGCGTCAATGAAAAAATATGGCTGGCTTGACGCCTACCCTGCACATGTGGTCAAGGAGCGGGGAAAAAAACTTATCAAGGCTGGGCATCATCGCTTTGTAATTGCGCAAGAGCTTGGGTTGCCAATCAAGTATGTAGTATGTAATGACCACCTCTCTTTAGATGACCTGGAAAAAACACACTCAAGGTGGAGTTCACCCGATTATCTCTATGCCTATGTTCAACAAAAAAATCCAGAATACATTGCACTCAAAAACTTTCACGGAAAGACAAAAATAGGCTTGATGGTTTGTGTAGCCTTAATGACAGGCAACCTAAATGTTGCAGCGTCAGCAAGTGCGGCATACAAGGGAGGACGCTTCAAAATCACAACCGCCCAACACGCGAACAATGTTGGAGATATGATTTTGTTTTGCGCAACACTAGGATTCAAAGAAGCAAAAGACAATCGTTTTGTAGCCGCCATATCGAGAGTTTTATTAATAGAGGATATTGACACAGCAAGGCTACGCTCAAAACTGCAATGGCAAGTAGCGTCTCTCAAACCCCAAGTAAGCATGAAAGACTACTTGGGGCTGTTGGAGGAAATTTACAACAAGGGGACAGACACTAAAATTCCACTTAGTTTCCTTGCTCAAAACATCAAGAAAAATAACATCAACAAGGGCTAACACTCTATGTCCCGTCGCGCAAATCGCAACAAATCTACTCACAAATCGGCAAAGTTGCGCTCTTTCGGCGCTCTCAACTCTCCCCATTTCAGCAAAAAGATACGGTCTCTCAAGTGGAGCCCGTCGGGTGCAAATACCCACAACAACACAAACGACGCTAAAGGAGAAACGACACATGAACATGCCTGATTTTGTAGCAAAGGTAGCCGAGAAAGGTAACCTCCCGAGCAATGCAAAAGCGAGAGCACTAATCGACTTGGTAGCTGAGTCAATCAAAGAAGTCGTGAAGGCTGGCGATGAAATTCGCATCCCTGACTTTGGAGTGTTCAAGCCCGCAACAAGGGCCGCTCGAACCGGCATCAATCCCCAGAATGGCGAGAAGCTTGAAATCGCAGAAAAGACTCGATGCACGTTCAAACAGTCACGCAACTTCTGGGCGTGAGACAAACAACAAGGAAAGGCGAAAGGCAACAGATGCGTTGGTGCCGAACTGAGCAGAGTTCAGTATCAACACCCACAACCCCATAAACACTTTATCGCACTTGGGAGACTGCACGGAGGCACCGTGAACCTTTTGTCTCTTTCTTCCAATTGCCTGTGGGTAAGCGGTCATCCAGCCAATTGATTGGCTGCCCACACAAAACATAACTAATAGGCGAATTTCAAGGCTAAACAAAAAAATAGAATTCTTATTAATCGAGAGGAGCAATCAGTCATGAGCAGGAGCAAACGTTTTAAAAGTTTCAGTGCGAGCGGAACGAATGGAGTCAACAAGGCCAACGGCACAAATGGCAATACCATTAACAGGGCTAACGGCACAAACGGCCATGGCACAAACGGCCACATCTTGACCCCAGAAATAATGGACACCATGCCACAAGAACAATCACTCCTGACCGAGGCCGGCAGAATACCCGCACTGAGAACACGACTTCGAGAAACACTTACCGGATACGCCGTGCGACAGGAATCAGCAGTTGACGACATTCTCAAAGTCACTGCCGCAGAAACCGAATACCTGGAGTCAGTCGCAAAGCAGAAAAAGCAGCAATACAAAGACATGCTCAACTTCCACGAAAAACAGGGTGTTTAGCTCCACCAACCTCTCACCATCCCCGTGGTCCCGAGGGCGCATAGCATAATCGGGACGGGCCATCGGCCCAACAAACGAGTTTCACCATGAACATGAAAAACATCAACCTGTCCACGATAGCTGAAGCAATCTCAAAGCATGGGGTTGAGATACTGACGCAGACTCGCACCGGTTATCTGTTTGAGTGCTTCAAAAAACATCAGTTTCGATTTGAGTTGGGGCTTGTGCCAATCAGCGACAAGGAAGTTGTGCTGTCGTTTGGCTCGCTGGTGCATGAGTGCTTGGAAAGGTGGCATGAGCCCATTGAGCCTATAGAACCAGACGAAATGGGGGGAATGATTGATAGGGGGAAACAACAATCCATCTTCGCCCTAATCAACGCCACGTATGCCGACCGGCTTGTTGACGAATACCAGAAAGAGCTTTGGCATTATGCGACGGCAATGATGCGAGCTTACATGGCGAAGTATCCACCTGATGCCGAGCCCTTCAAGGTCATTTATGTTGAACGTGGAGCTTGTGGCCCGATATTTAATCCAAAAACAGGGGCCGCTGCAAGGGCTGTCGCGTTTGGCCTAAAGGCTGATGGCCTTGTCCAAATGAAAGATGGCTCATATTACCTACTGGAACACAAAACAGCCAGCCAAATCAACAACGGATACCTGGACAAACTCTGGAACGATTTTCAGATAATCGTGTATTCGCTGTATCTCGAAGAGCAAGAGGGCATCAAAATCTCTGGCGTCCTTTACAACGTCCTGACAAAGCCACGGCTCAAACAGACCAAAGGGGAAACCGACGAAGAGTATCAGGCCCGCTATGAGGAAGCTTGCCGTAATGCAAAGAGTGGAAAGAGTAGCGCAAAGCAGAAAATAGCTGAGAGTGACGCTGATTTTCAGGAGCGATTGGCCCGCTGGTATACCGAAGACAATACCCGGTTACACCGCGAAGAAATCCTAATCGACAAACAACAGTATGACGAAGTGCGCAACGAACTATGGCAGATAGCGCAGCTCTACCTTCATTTGAGACGCCAGGGCTCATGGCCCCGCAACAGAAAAGCTTGTTTCAATTGGAACCGCAAATGTGGATATCACGAGGTCTGTTCAGCAAAGCCACATGAAGTAGAGGCTATGGCCGAACTGTTTCTGAAGAAAGAGAAGCCACACAGAGAGCTGTTAAGCGTGTTGGGCGTGACAGATGAAACAGAGACAGAGCCAGTTGCGACAAACACAGAAGGGCAAACCGACACCGAAAACACTCAACCAACAGACACAACACCCGAAATCAATGACGCCGCTGAAGTGGCGTTCCTGAACGAACAAGCAAAAAATGGCAACGTGGATTTGTGGGGAGACTTCTAGGGCAAACAAAGAGTTTTCAGCAACATTTCTGCCACACCATCTTTACCGAAAGGAGATTCACTTGGGCCTATTACCAGACATTGTATCAGAGCCAGTTATTGACCCAGGACGCTTGACGATTTGCGTCTATACGTTCACTGGCGCAGGAAAATCAACGTTTTGCTCTCGTGTCGAGGGGGTTGTTATTGTCCAGCTAGAGCCACGACTGAAGGGCATCAAGGCACCCAAGACGCCATTTATCCAAACATGGAGTCAGTTGGAAGCTGTTTACGAAGAGCTTAAGGCTGGCAATCATCCATATACGGCTGTGGCGCTCGACACCGTGACAGATGCATATCGGCTCTGCGCCGAGCACGTCCTGAAGAAACAAGGCGTTGACCACGAGACCGAAATGGGGAGCCACGGCGAAGGCTATGGACGCATCAACAGAGAGTTTCATCGACTCATTCGCAAATTCGCGGGCTTACCTTATGGCCTGATTATGACCGCTCATGTCCGTGACGTTGAAGTTAAGACGAAGACAGAGAAATATTCTCGCAAAGCCCCAGACCTTCCTGACACCCCCAGGGGCGTCGTTATGAGCCTGTCAGACTTCGTGCTCTATGGAGACACAATTTATGTGCCCGACAATGACGAAAACGGAGTCCAGAAGGTTGATGAAAACGAACGGCCTATGACCAAGGAAGCTCGCATATTGCGCACTAAATGGTCGAAGTATTGGGACGCTAAAGATGGATACAGCGTGCTCCCCGACATAATCCCGTTGAGCTATCCCGCATTCCTGAGAGAGTTTAAGAAAGGCGTTGAAGCAAGTAAGGCGTTCGGTGGGAAGGCGAGTCGAGAAGGTAATGTTGGCGCAAGTATGCTTCCGCAAAAAGAAGAGAAGGAAGATGTGAAATCGGACGCTAAGGCTGAAGTAAAGGCTGTTGACACACCAAAGGCCGAGCAAAACGCACCAGCGAAAACAGAAACCGACAAACCAGAAAACGTCAAACCCGAGCCAAAAAGCGACGCCACGAAGCCCGAAGCAAAAAATGGCATCAAGCCTGATTCAAAGACTGATGCCAAGCCAGAGCAGAAATCAGAAACAAAGGCTGAAACCAAAGTTGAATCAAAGCCGGAAAACAAGCCAGGAGCAGCAGACACCACAAAACCCGAAGCAGCTAAGGCTGACACCAAAAAATAATATCACTATCACACTGAAAGGACTTTACACATGGTTAATCTCGCAGAATTAGACGGTGGATATGACGATATCGTGCCCGCCACTGAAGGCGTGCCAAAAGGACATTACCAGTGCCGCATTGACGAGGTGGAATTGGCTGAGACCCAGGACGCCGGCCACCCCATGCTTAAATTCAAGTTGACGATTCTTTCCGGCCCGCATCAAGGTGCAATCTGGTGGAACATGATTTTCACTGGCGCAGAAATGAACATGCGCTTCAACAAGGCCGACCTGATTAAGCTCGGATACATGGGCAAGCCCTCGGGACTCGAAGAACCGGGCGTGCTTGATTCGTTCCTTGGCCTGTTTATTGCCGTTGAAGTCGTCGTGAAGCCCAGCAAGAAACGACCAGGAGAAACAGACCGCAACGTCAGGCTCAAAAAACAAATCTCGGTGGCTGATATCGAGGGGGGTTACTCAGAAGATGACGGCACTGCAACCCAGGCGAACTATGCGCCGCCTGATGACGATATCCCGTTTTAGGGTGCAGAAAAACAGCAACGTTTGATTCGATAAACCGCCACACCACCACTGATAAAGTGTGGCACCGACACATTTACACTTGACGAACTAACACAACAAACAAAGGTAACATTCTGATGGCACCCAAGAAAGCGCCATATAGCGTAGTGATCGACACGCGCGAACAGCTCGGATGGACCTTTCCAGACAACGTGGAGACCGTTTCATGCGGTCTCCATGCCGCAGACTATTCGCTGCTTGGCTTTGAAACGCTGATAGGTATCGAAAGAAAGTCAATTGACGACCTCGTTTCTACTGTCATTCATTCACGAAAACGCTTCACAAAAGAGCTTATCAGACTGCAATCATACCGATTTAAGATTGTAGCGGTTGAGGCCGAGCTTGAGGATATTTTGGAACATCGCTATTCGTCAGATGCCCATCCAAACAGCATTATCGGCTCAATCCTATCGCTCGAAATGAATTATGGAATCTCGTTTCACTGGTGGGGCAATCGCCAAATAGCGCAATGGATGGCCCACAAATGGCTCGAATGGGCATGGAAGAAATGTGCAAGTGATGGGGAAGTGGAAAAGGAAACGGTTATACCATGACCAAACGAGCCACTAAAAAACAAGCCGACATTATGGCCGACACTATCCGCGGAACCGTTGAACGTCTCCATTGCGCTTACCCGACGTTTTCGGCTGGCAAACTAGAGTCTCAGGACAGAGTGCAACTCGTTTCATTCTCTGCGCCAGTGATGCTTGTCCAGGGTGCCAGAGTCATTATGACGGGCCGATGGACAAAAGACCCGAAATATGGAACGCAGTTTCAGGCCGCCACATGTGAATACGACCAAACACTTGACACTGAAGGGCTCGCCGTTTGGCTCGATAAAAACACGATGATTAAAGGGATAGGGAGAAGCAAAGCCAGAAAGATTGCTGACGCTTTCGGCACGTCTTTTGATGACGTAATCATGAAAGAGCCGGAGAAGATTCAAGCTCTTGTCAATATCACAGACGACCAACTCGCTCTGCTCGTTTCCACCTGGAAAGACCATCGCAATCATACAAAGCTCATAACGTGGCTCGCTAAATTCGGCCTGTCAATCAACGAAATAGACAAGCTAATCGAAGAATATGGCGAGTCAACCCTTGGCGTCCTGCAATCAGACCCCTATCAAATCATCGGCAAAGTGCCACGAGTTCAATTCAAGAAAGCCGATGAAATAGCGCTCAAGATGGGCATCAAGAAAGACCACGAGGGCAGAATCACTCAAGGGATTCTCTGGTGCGTTCGAGACGTGCTCAACGATGGAAGCACGTATATCGAAATAAGCGAGCTAATCAGAAAAGCAAATGGGTTACTGGGTCTCGACCGGCTGGACAGCAAACAGAAGATTGAAGAGAAAATTGGCCTGTTAATCGGTGATGGATTCCTGGTTGGAAGGAAGACGAGTGCTGGTGTTGCCGTCATCATGGAGCCCCATATTGAAAGAATCGAAAGATTTCTAGCTGATAATTTGACATTTGCTGCAAAGAAGCAAAGCCACATAGCGAGTCCTATTGATTGGAACGATAAAGACTCCCTCACCCCGAGACAGGCTTCTCTCAATGAACACCAGCGCAACGCCACTGACAATGCGCTGAAATACAAAGTCTCGGTCACAACTGGAGCCGCCGGAACGGGCAAGACACATCTAGTCAAGGGCATCATTGATTACTTGGAAGGTATAGGCAAAAACATTGCTTTGTGTGCTCCCACAGGGAAAGCTGCTCGAAGACTCGCACAAACAACCAACCATGACGCAAAGACTATTCACAGACTACTTGAATACAACCCACAATTCGGCTTTCAGCGCAACGAATACGAGCCGTTAGTTTGTGATTTAGTCATCATTGACGAATTCTCAATGGTTGATAATCTGCTCGCATATCATCTTTTCAGGGCCATTAATTGGGACACAACCAGCGTTTTAATTATCGGAGACCATAATCAATTGCCACCTGTTGGCCCCGGCTCGCTGTTACGAGACCTTATCGCATCAAACGTGGTGCCAACAACAGTCCTTGACACTATCGTTCGTCAAGCTGGCGTTTTAAAAGCTAATTGCAGCGCAATTTTAGAAGGCAAACTCGAAAAGACAAGCAAGCCCGAAAACGGCAACATCCCGTGGCAAGTTGTTAGCAACCTGACAGACCCCCTAAAATGCAAACAAGAAATATGTAATGGCTATGAGCAAATTCTTGTCAACTGGTCAAACGCCAACATTATCACCGGCATTCAAATCCTATCGCCACAACGCAAAGGAATTCTCGGTTGCGATGCGTTGAACATTGCGCTTCAGAAAATCACCCAAAGAGTCAAATGGGGAGTAGACATCGAAGACACACCAGAAGGGAAACGGCCAAAGCTCTATCCCCACGACAAAATCATTCAAGTCCACAACGATTACGAAGTCGATGTCATGAACGGCACCCTTGGCGAGATTGTCGCAATTGAAGACAACGGCACTCTACTTGTCCAGTTTGAAGACTACGAAGAAATCACGGCCATACCAACAAAGAAACGAATCAATATCGAACTGGCATACTGCCTGACGGTTCACAAAACACAAGGCAGCCAATACCCCTTCGTTATGCTCTGTCTCCACAAAAACCACTCATTCATGCACCACAGAGGCATCTTTTACACCGGCGCAACACGGGCAATGAAAAAAATCATTGTGCTAGGCGATTCATGGGGAATCCGGAATTGCGTCAGTAAAACGGAAGTGGATAAGAGAAAAACGTGGTTCAGTGAGCTGATTAAGAGAGAGTAGGGACAAATAGGCTAACGCGTGACGCGACCTGACCCGACGAGACACAACGAGACAAGACCAGACGGGACGGGACCAGACGCGACAAGACGAGAATATATAATGGCATCTTGAGATACTTAGTCGAATAACGATGATACTTGACTAGCCCCGACTGGACTAGACTTGACTGGACATGACGTGACAGGACGAGACTAGACGAGACAGGACGAGACTAGACGAGACAGGACGAGACTAGACGAGACAAGACAACCCAATTCAAAACAACACAACACAAGAAAGGAAGATGAATCATGAAAGTAGCAAGAGTAACCCTGAAGAGTGACAGCCCTTTATCTTGGGGCCGTTATCATCAAACGCCGAAACTTGAGAGAGAGATTGCTGAAGATTATGAGAAGCGGACCTGGAAAGAGAAGTTTCATTCTCTGCCGGATGGAAGAGTCACAATCCCACCAATGGCTTTGAGAAATACCGTCATGGAAGCAGCAAAATTCATGGGTAAGCAGATACCCGGCAAAGGGAAATCTACCTACACGAAACATTTTGAGGCTGGTTTTTTCTGCATGGAAGGCATTGTGCTCCCGCAACTCAAAGACGACCTGGAAGGCATGTGGTTGCTTGTCCCGGCATCTGGCGTCCCTGGAGACGGCAAAAGAGTCTCAAAATGCTTCCCCGTCATCCAGCAATGGGAAGGAACCGTAACATACTTCGTGGTTGACGAAATTCTCACGCCCAGCGTCTTTGAAGAACATATCGTCGCCGCTGGAAAATTCATCGGAATCGGAGCGTTAAGAGTGAGAAACCGAGGCTATTTCGGGCGCTTCTCACTCCAAGATATACAATGGACAGAAGAGTAGGAAGAAATTAGTGATACTCGACGCGACTCGACTGAACATGACGAGACTGGACAAGACGGGACATGACCCGACAAGACAAGACAAGACAAGAATACATAAAGGCATATTCAACAATGATACCTGACAAGACGAGACGAGACTGGACCCGACGCTACATGACTCGACAAGACAAGACAAGACAAGAATACATAATGGCATTCTTAGATGATGATACGTGACGGGACGGGACATGACGGGACACAACATGACAGAACAAGACGTGACAAGGCAAGAATACATAACACAACGGTATATTGAGACGGTTAGACAAACAACAGTGATACTCGACGCGACTCGACTGAACATGACCAGACTGGACAAGACGGGACATGACCCGACAACTTACCACTACAGGAGACGACCATGACGCCAGAAGAACAGAGACAAAAAGCAATTGAGAGCCTAGCTCGCACTGACTCTGAGCAGACCACCGACAAACGCAATCTCTTTCAGCACTCGATTGATACTCAAATTTTATATGAGTATCTAATAACGCAAGCGCCTGGAGCGTTTATCCCGTATGCAACGCTGAACAAAATGCTTGCCCGAAACGTTCAGGAAGATGCCCGTCATTGCCTGGACGCAGCCAGAAAGCGAGCGCTCAAGACACATCAGCTCGTTTTCAAGCCCACAGCAGAGCACCCCGACAAAGGGCTTAAGTGTCTCACCGACAAAGAAAAAACCGAGCTTGGACAGCCCGCAATACGTGCAATCAGAAGAAAAGCCACCCGAGCAGCAAACGAAATGATGGCTGTAAAAAGCTTTCAAGACCTACCCGCAGACAGCCAAATCAAACACAACGTCGGCCTTAGCATCCTTGGCGCAATTCGCCAAATCGGAAGCAAAAAACAGATAGATCGCATCGAGACAACAGTCACAGAAACAGCAAACAAGCTGCCGTGGATGAAGACGTTGGAAGCGTTTAAGAAGAATAAGAGTGATAAAGAATGAAGTTGATTGAGACATGACGAGATTCGACGAGACGGGACTCAACCTGACTTGACATGACTGGCCGAGACAGGACTTGACGAGACGCGACAAGACCAGACGAGACATGACAAGAATACATAATGGCATTCTTGGATGATGATACGCGACGAGACTTGACCCGACGGGACATGACCTGACAAGACTGAACAAGACAAGACTCGACCGAACAAGACATGACAAAAATACATAAAGGCATTTTTAGACAGTTAAACAAGTAACAGTGATATTTGATGTGACGCGACCCGACGGGACGAGACAAGACAAGACGCGACGGGACGAGACACGACATGACAACATCGACTCAACAAAATATGCACCCCGATTGTCTCTACGTGTCCACGTCGCTCCACCATTTCTTCATGTTGCGGCACCCGTCTCTTGCTCGTGACATAACCCGCGACGGCATCACTTATCGTCGCCTTGATGGGCCATATTACGCTTGGCTGAGGCACAGGTTCGACATTTGGATTGCAACTGCTGACGGGTCAAAGGTGAGTCGTGAGGAAGCTCAACGCATGGTGGACTCAATCGCATTCATTGTCGATTTCGCTGAAGAGCGCATGGGCAAAGAAAAGCTCAGTCAAATCATGAAGCAGTGCAACCCGAAAACGTATGTTGCGCCAGGAGTTGAAGAGAATAGCGAGAAGGTTAAAGGCAAAGACAGGAAAAATAAGAGTGAGAGCAATGAAAACAAGCACCAACACTAACATAAATAACGAAACGACCACGACCACAGACCACGCAAAGTCTTATACCGATTTCATTCAGTCCAAGCGAATCGTTGACATAGACACTGGCTTTGACGTGGATATCGACTCAATCAACCCGCTTCTGTTCGATTTCCAGAGAGTCATTGTCCGTTGGGCGTTGAAACGAGGAAGGGCCGCAATATTTGGAGACACCGGAACGGGAAAAACTTTTATGCAGCTCACATGGGCCGACCATGTTACACGCCACACAGGTCAACCCGTCCTGATATTTGCGCCACTGGCAGTCTCGAAACAGACGAGAGAAGAGGGAAAGAAGTTTGGCGTTAATGTCCACATTTGCCGCAAACAAGCCGACATTCAGCCTGGAGTCAATATCGCCAATTACGAGATGCTGCATCATTTTGAGGCGAAGGGGCTGAGTGGCATAGTGCTTGATGAAAGTTCAATTTTAAAGGGAATTGGCGCAAAAACCCGTATTGCCTTAACATCCTTCGCCCAAACAATACCGTATCGTCTTGCTTGCACGGCCACGCCGTCGCCAAATGACACGTCTGAACTGATAAATCACGCTGAGTTTCTTGGCGTTATGCAGGGTAAAGAAATCCTCGCCATTTTCTTCATTCAAGATTTCAAGGCCACATCGCACAAGTGGAGACTCAAGGGCCACGCTCAAAAAGATTTCTGGAAATGGCTGGCGTCATGGGCTCGTGCCTTCAGGCTCCCATCTGACCTTGGGTTTGATGACCATGATTTCATTTTGCCGGCCATGCACATGCACCACCATGTCACAGACAATCAGCTGTTTGACAACGGGATGCTGTTCACACTTGAGGCAAAGGGATTGCAAGAGCAAAGAGAGGCCAGACGAAGCAGTTTAGTTGACCGTGTAAAGCTCTGCGCAGACCTTATCAATAACGATACTTCACACGACCAATGGCTTGTGTGGTGCGACCTGAATGACGAAAGTGCCGCCGCAACAAAAGCAATCGATGGAGCAGTTGAAGTCAAAGGAAGTGACTCGCCAGAGCATAAAGAATCGAGCATGATTGGCTTCGCCAATGGGGAAATCAAGACGCTCGTTAGCAAAAGTTCAATCTGTGGCCATGGGATGAATTTCCAATCATGTCACAACGTTATCTTTCTTGGCCTAAGCCATTCCTTTGAATATTTCTACCAAGCAATTCGCCGCTGTTGGCGATTCGGTCAAAAACACGAGGTTCATGTCCACATTATCACTTCCGAGGCCGAAGGCTCCGTAATCGCAAACATCAAACGCAAAGAGCAACAGGCAGACCAAATGTTTAAGGAGATGCTGAATCACATGAAAGAGTTTCAAACCGTTGAAGCTAAACGAGAAGAAATGGAATACGTGGAAAGCGTGGCCGATGGCAAGGGCTGGACGCTGTATCTAGGGGATTCGGTCAAGACGGTTAAGAATATCGAGGATGAAAGTGTGGGGTTGATTGTATATAGTCCTCCATTTCCAGGCATGTATAGTTATTCTAACAGCCCCCACGACATGGGAAACACGAAAAACTTTGACGAAATGCTTGACCACTACCGCTTTCTAGTCCCGGACCTGTTACGAGTCACTAAGCTGGGTCGTATCTGTGCTGTCCACCTGACACAAGGTATCGCATTCAAGGGTATTGATGGCTATGTCGGACTGAAAGACTTTCGAGGAAAAGTCATCGAGATAATGGAAGACGCAGGATGGATTTATTATGGAGAAGTCTGTATTGAAAAGAATCCGCAATTAAAAGCTCTCCGAACCAAAGACCAAGGCTTACTTTTCAAGACGCTTGCCACTGATTCATCGAAATCTCGCATGGCCATGGCCGATTACGTTTTGCAATTTCGCAAACCAGGAGACAACCCAGAGCCCATCCGAGCTGGCAAAGCAGACCACATCAAAGGCGCATCAGGTGGCTGGATAAGCAACGTCGAATGGATTAAATGGGCTTCTCCTGTTTGGCTCATGCACTCAGAAGACAATCCAGATGGAATCAGAGAGAGTGATGTGCTCAATGTGGCATGTGCTCGCGACGAACAAGACGAGCGCCACTTGTGCCCTTTGCAGTTATCAGTCATCGAGCGATGCGTCAAACTCTGGTCAAACCCTGGAGACATTGTTTATTCACCTTTCGCCGGGATAGGAAGCGAAGGCGTCGTTTCTTTGAAATTTAATCGCCAGTTCATTGGAGGCGAACTCAAACCGAGCTATTTCAATATGGCCGTCAAAAATCTGCGCGAAGCAGAGAAAAACGCATCACAGGAGACGTTATTTTGAAAGAGAATAGCCTGACTACAACAGAAGACACGACCGACATGGTTCGGGTTTATGTGGCTGGTCCGTATTCTGGGCCTGACGTGATTACCATTTTGGACAACATGAGACGAGGGTTAAGGGTGTCGCACCAGGTATTGAAACATGGATTTGCGCCGTTTGCGCCTTGGCTGGATTACCTTTTCTCTTTGATTGGCGAAACAACGCTTGAGGAATATTACGCATACTCTATCGCTTGGCTCAAGGTCTCCGATTGCGTTTTGCTTGTTCCAGGCTGGGAGACATCCAAGGGAACTAAAAAAGAGCTTGAAATCGCAAGCGAGCTTGGCCTTCCCGTCTTCGAGTCGATTGACGAACTTCTTGAATGGGACTTGTCCAGGACGCTTTGCGAAGACAGCGAATGCAGTTTCTCACTGAGGGATTGAAAATATATTTACGAAAAACTCCACAAAGAAAGGAATAATCCTGATGGCTGAAATATTGGTCGATGTAACTGTGATTTGTGATGAGTGTGGAGACGAACTAACAGTCTCCCGCAAAAGCTCAACAGGATACTTGAAAATTGAACCCTGTGATCGATGCATGGCTGATGCCGACTCTGAAGGATATGAGCGAGGCTTGGCTGAAGCTGAACACGAATAACGAGACGACAACACACCACTAACGAAAGAGATATCACATGTTTCTCACAGCACGCACAATTCGCCGCTTGATATTGGACCATAACCCGCCACTGATTGACGTTGTGGGTGGGACAGATGCTCAGATTGACGATTTGGTTAAACGTGTCCAGCGACTAGAGGGGTCTGTTTTTGAGTTCACGCTGGAGTCCATCGAGGTTCAAAGAAAATCACGAGACATCCCTTTTCTCGGGAAAGATGACCGAATGATTCCACCGGCTGGCACATTGAGCTTTGCGCCACTTTGCGAGGTTGGAACGCCAGAGACTTGGCTGTTGCGCCCTGGAATCTCTTACAAGCTCGTTTCGCTAGAAACCGTCACGATGCCATTGTTCCTTTGTGCTTTTTTGGATCCGCGCACATCTGAGTTCAAGGCCCAGGGAGATTTGTCGATGGCCCGCATTGCGCCGGGATTCAAAGGCACGCTTACCGGAGAATTTCACATTACCGCTGAAGACGGTTTCATAAAGATGCAGCGCGGATTCAAGTTTTGTCAGGCCAGCTTTGGGCTGTTCATCAGTGATGAAGTGTTTGGCATGTTTGAGAAGATTTTCCGGCAAATCACACCCGACGAAGTGGATGATTACCAGGGCATTTGGGGAGAACACACTGGAAACCAAACGACAACTGACGGCAAGACGGTGAGAGCGTTTTAAGGTGTCTTATTTTACATTTTTCTCTTGATTTTAATTTCGTCTTTTGATTCACCGAACATTGCTCCTGGAGGCTTACATGTTGGGGAATACACAGGAAACACTCGATACGTCAGTCCTGACAGATAGAGACGCGTTGATTGCGTCTTTGGATGAAAAGGGCTTGTTGATTGAGCAGATTCGAGAAGTCGTTAAAAATGAATATGGCGCTGAATACATGCCTATAATGCGAGACGTTATCAGGCTCAGACGAGCGCGCGGCATCGAGATAGCACAACGAAAGCCTCGAACACGAAATGGCCCATACGATACTGCATCAAGGGGCAAGGCGCGCGAACGTGCAAAGGTTGCAAGGGAACAGAATAAGGGGAAAACGAAAGGGTGCGTAAAACGAGGCGAAGCTAATGTTCGGCCAGCCACCACGCCTCAAGTGGCGCTCAATTCGTCAGCCAGTGAGCAATTATATGTGGATGTCCCGAGAAGACATTTAAACCTAAACTTTATTGCGGCAAAAATAGCGAAAGAGGAAAGCGACAAGAAGAAATCAAAAAGCCTTCGTGTCAGTCAGTATCTCAGGCTCTTGTGTGATAAATTTGCGCCTCACATTCAGGCAATGCTCTCATACGACCAGATAGAATGCGTCATCCCTGGAGTCAAGCGTTTTTCAAAAATGGGCTGCATCGTCCGTCAGGTTGGTGGACTCTACCGACGCCACACCAAACTCAGTGTTGAAGGAAAACTTAAGAATGTTGTGGCTGCCCGGTTCAAGACTTGCGCAGGGTATCACGAAGGCCACACAGACGGGAAGACTCTCACTCCATGCCCACACTGGCTATCAGACAGCGATTATAAGCTGATAATCAACGAAATCCGCAAATACCGAGTAGACATTGCCAGCCAGGTTGATGCGCCAGACGAAGAAAGGTTTGACTGTGAAGAGGTAAGCAATGAGACATTTTGACAAACACTGGCTCAGACCGAACGCAGCAAAAATAATGGTTGAACAGGCGATGTCTGGAACTTGGAACGGCAGGGCGTTGACCGAATATTTCAAAAAATGCTGCTTCTTTTACGTGCCAGACTGCGCAGAAATCATACTCACCCGAGACATTGGATATCATACCGGAGGCTGGTGGAAGAATCCCGATTACGAGCGATGTTTCCACATGTCCATGTCTTTTAAAGACCCCATATATTTTGAACCGAAGCCACATGATGAAAAGGTGGCCGGCGAATGGCTGGAGTTGTTGTTTGCTGGTGCAAAAAGCTTTGTCTGGGTTGAACCCGCATCTTCTCAGGAAGCAAGACGGCTTGATGTGCGCCACTATCGACTGTTTGTTGACGAGAAAGGTCAGCCAATTCTCCCGAGAGATGAAGTTTACACACGGCACTTCACTGAGCGCCATTGGAAATCTTTCTCTGAAGTTATGGCGAAAGAAGAGGCAGAGAGAAAAAGGAGAGAAGAAATGGAGATGAATCAATGAAAATGATTGCCGTGATTGCTTCATTCACGTCTCTGTTGCTCTCCAGTATTCTCATTTTCTTCTGGATAGCAATCTTGAAACGTGGAGACGTTCAAGACGCATTCGGGCGTTACTTCGGCACCTTCTATTGGTCCGCTCAACTGCTAATCGGCTTCTATCTGTTCCTGTATGTCTTGAGGACGCCACAATGAAACCGACAATAATGCTGTGCAAGTATGTGTATCACAACTACGAAAAAGAGGGGTGCAAAGCACATAGCCCCACCTATCAATTTGAAGTTTCCCTTTCTCATAATTGCTGGTGCGGTTGCGCAAGGTGTCATGGCGCTGGCTGTCTTAGCTGTGACGGTAAAGGCTATTTCGACAATGGTCGAGTAACAAATCGAGTGAGTGCCGCATGGAGCGAGCCAGACTTCTCAGACCTGGAGATTGTTGACGGGCCAGATGTTTGCGAGTGTGGAGTGAGCTTCAAGGGGCTGGTTGAAGAATGGCTGGAGAAGTGGAAGGGAGATATTGAGCATGTATGACTGGAGCGCAAGTGTTGAAATAGCCAGACTGCAAGAAGAAAACAACAATCTCCGGGCAGAAAACGCAAGGCTTAGAAAACACTACGCTTCTTTGGTTGTGCAAAACTTCATTGATTCATACAACGAACTCCCTGAGCACTTAAAGAGTGTCCTAAAAGAGTCCCCGACATGGAAGAGACTCAAAGAAATCGTGAAAGATTGGTGAGCGTGTAACCCCTATGCCCATCTTCTCCGCATACATAGCCAATTCAGCATCCATTATCCCGAAGATATTGGAAGTCCATTTGCCCAAAGGTGGACTGATTGCTGATGTCACGTATGGGCTGGGCGTGTTTTGGAGAAAAATGGAGGGGCAAGAGACGCAAGACAATCTATTCCTTGACGCCCCATATCACGTTGTCACATCCGACAGGGTGCAACCGGCAATGGTTCGAGCTGACTTCACTTGTCTGCCATATCGCAACAGTCAATTCGATTGCGTATTCCTTGACCCGCCATGGGGGAACCTGTCAACGGCACCTCGCAACCAGGGCATAAATGAGCGGTATCAAATCCCGCCAATGTCTGTTGCTGAATGCAGGGCGCTTTACACGTCCGGAATGCGAGAATGTTCACGTATTCTCAAGGCAAAGGGGCTTCTGGTTATCAAGTGCCAGGACCAAGTGTGCAGTGGAAAGAAGCATTGGTTTTCGGTTGATATCTTCAGGCACGGAGAAAGCCTCGGGTTTAACGTGATTGACCGAATGATTCAAGTTGGCAATGGAGCAGATGTTGACAGTCAAGATAATGGATTGGGCGAGACAATTACACCCGAACACCAGGAGCATTTTAGAGCTCGCGAGAGCCTTTACTGGATAATGAAAAAGAAAAGGGCAAGTAAAACAAAAAGAAAGGAAACACATTCATGAGTATTGACGCCAACTCACAAACAGCTTCAGCCCCAAACATCACCGGTTCACCACACACAATCGCACCGCTTTTCTTTGGGTATCACAAAGACAATGCTCACGTGACAACCTGTTTGCTCGTTGAGCGCAACGAAGTATGTAAGCCCGTCCGGATTCTCGCCAAAGGCATCTCTATTTGTGCTGAATGTGACCAGTTTTCGAGAAAGAAAGGGCGTGTGATAGCTGAAGGCAGGGCATATAAGGCGCTTCGACTCGCAAACAAATATGGATACTCAAACGGCAGACGCACATTCTTTGCCGTCAAACGAGACGAAGCCATTGACACCCTTGTAGACTCTGGACACGACGCCGCCTATTCCAAGGCAATCGTGAATCCAGCATCACATGACTTCACGCACCACGAGCTAAAGACGCTGAACATGTGACTCGATTTTTGATGTGTGGCACATCGATTCACGCCACACCACGCCATTTCACAGAAAGGGCACACATGACTCACCATATCTCATGCGACAAAACAGGGAAGAAACCGCATCTTGTCCACTGCCCTTTCTGTGGAGCCACCAGAAAACTTGATTTAGTGGGAACATTTTATCGTTTTCGCTGCCGACGATGTAATCACGAGTATTTTGTCAGACAAGAAGTGAGATACGTCGTTGAGACACGATACAAAAAGGGAGACAAACCCAATGATTGATGGATTCTTAACAGCCTTTGGCTGGACCGCAGGTATAGTTTTGGGAATTTACACGGCAATGACGATTGTTGAAAACGCCTCGTCAATAGGCACCTGGATTAAAGAAACTGTGGAGTTCGCAAGATGGAAGTAAAGCAGAGCGTCGATTCGGTTGTGACGTTGACGTTGAAAATGAACGCCGACGAAACAGCAGCATTACGCCGAATCTTATTGAGACCGAGAATCTGTGACATTAATCATCCGGACGACCCCAGGGGGACACTAGAGAATGACGTTGCAACCCGCATCGCATCTGCGTTGCCAAGATTGTAATTTTCACTATCGCATTTCACAGGGCTTGCCCTGTTTATCAACAAGGAGTCGGAAAATGTTAAAACGAACAACAATTGGCGTCTTAGTCTTCAGTCTCCTGTTAATCGCAATGACTGCGCAAACATTCGGCTCGTGGACTTCATGGTTCTCTTCGAGCCAGCCCACGCGTGAGACACAATCATTTTTTGGACCAAGCGTACCGTTGCCAAGCATATCAAGTGTGCCGGGCATGTTTGGCTCTCCACAAACATCAACTTTCTTTCCATCAAATCCACCATCAATTGACTTCGCTTTCCATGCGCAACCAATCCTTTGGAAAGAGACAATCAGTTTCCGCAATGACCAGTGGAACGGCGCTTTTTCTCAGACCCGAACCGAAGTAGGGGTGAGCGCCAATTTGCTTGATTGGCTCAGGGTGAGATATTCGCTTGTGCCAACGCTGACAGTGACAGACATAATCACACCGACAAAAAGCTTCGTGGTCAATCAAGTTGACTTTGGCGTCACTAGCACAACGAATGGCCAGGGCAGCAACGGAACATCAACAGGGACACCGAAACCTGTATCACTCGAATGGACCGAAGCCACAAACCACAAACTAACCTTTACTGGCCTCATTAATTACTCATTGAAACCGTGCGCAGTCCTGAAAATACCAACATATACACTTACGGCAACCAGCGAAAGAGACGGCAAGGTCATAAAAGAAAGCGAGACATTTCGCAGGGTCTTATGGGGCCTCGGAGGGAACATCGATTACACATCAGGCCGCACAAAAGTTGAAGCCCTGTTTGTCGGCTCCCCACAATACTTGCTGGCTGAAGGTAAATATTCGTGCCGATTGCTCTTTGGCCTGTCCGGATTCCTTGGTGGCTTCTGGGAACAGATAAAGTTTGGAGACTTGAAAGTGATAAATTACGGGCCATGGGCCGGCGCAAGCGTGGCGTTTTAAAAAATGACACTAACCTTCGGCAGTTTATTCGTGGGTATAGGTGGATTAGATTTAGGTTTTGAACGATCTGGAATGCAATGCAAATGGCAGGTGGAGATCGATGAGTTTTGTCAAAAAGTCCTTACGAAACACTGGCCCGATGTCCCAAAATACCGAGACATCCGAGAATGCGGAGACAACCTTGAACCAGTTGATGTTATTTGCGGAGGATTCCCCTGCCAGCCATTCAGTGTTGCTGGGAAGCGAAGAGGCAAAAAAGATGACCGTTATCTCTGGCCGGAAATGCTCCGCGTTATTAAAGCCGTCAGACCCACTTGGGTCATTGGTGAGAATGTTCCTGGAATCATCAGAATGGCACTCGACCGAGTGTTATCTGACCTGGAGGCCATCGGTTACACCACAAGGTCGCTTGTTATTCCGGCTTGTGCCGTCAATGCCCCACACCAAAGATCAAGGGTGTTTGTTGTGGCCCACACCAAGGAGCAACCAGACAGGAAACCCGAGCCCAAAGAGAGCAACAGACCTACACCCAAACTTAGAGGTCGAGGTTGCCAGGGCACTATGGATGACACCCAAAACTCCAACAGGGGGGGGCAAAATGACCCGTTCGTCAAAAGGCGGAGGATTACGGAAACTAGAAGACCAGGTTATTGGGACGAGTCAGATTTGCTCGTTGGAGCGGACGGCAAAGTCAGGCGCATTAAACCCGGCATTCAATTGTTGGTTGATGGGATTCCCGGAAGGTTGGCTCAACTTAAAGGATATGGAAATGCCGTTGTCCCCCAGGTCGCAGAGTTCATCGGAAGAAGAATAATGGAGTTTGACGCCCAACAACAAAAAGACACTCAACACATTATCTCTTAGGTTTGGTTTGTCATCATGGTTCAAATTCAATGCACAGTTTGCGGTAAGGTCGTCCAGGCAAGAAGCGCTAACCAGCAAACTTGTCTGTCACTGGCGTGTAAGCGTGTTCACAGGCAAAGGCTTCAAAGTAGACAACAAGACAAAGTTTCAGTCGCAAGCAAGTCTGGCCTTTGCGCTGTTTGTCGTGGCCCTTTGCCTAAAAACGCAGCCCCCAACACCCGTGTCTGTTCAAAAGAATGTAAGCACATCGCGAACCAATACGAAATCGACTTACATGTCTATGTCATGCCCGACTCAGAATATAAAGCATTGGGCCTTGAGCCACCAGAGCCAGGATTCACCCTTTGTTTGGGGCATGGATACCCAAAACATCAATTCTGGAGCCCAGACAAAAAGAAAGTCCGTGTCTGTCAAACATGCAAAGAAAAGGCCGCCAACGGCTCAATCATACACTCAATGGGCAGCGTCGTCTTGTTAACCCAGGACTTTGCGTACCTGGATGGAATCGCCATAAGCCTACAGACTCACGGATAACAACATTGATTCGTTTTTGTCGTCATGGGGCCGCGACAAATGGTGAGATATCAAAAAAGGTCAAGATGACTCAGGCCCCCATTTAACACTTTTGGCCTCTCCACTCTCCGGAGTGTGACGCATATAAACAGGGGAGTGTCACCCCTTTCTTTGACACTTAATCGTGAGAGCGGCACACTGCGGGGGTTCGCTGTGTGCTTAAACCGTAAACGCAGAAATTAGTGGATTCTATTCTGTTCGGGCCGTCGAGGATGGAACGGCGGCCCATTTTTTCCCATTGGAATCAAACATGAGCCACATGAATCACATGAATCACATGAGTCAAGTGAGTCACATAAACCGCCGTGTCTCAAAACTTGAATACTATCTCCACATAGCGTCAGTCGTTTCGCTTCGTTCAACGTGTCTCCGGTCGCACTATGGCTCAGTAATTGTGCTCGATGACCGGATAGTCTCAACCGGATACAACGGCTCACCACGAGGACACAGCGCTTCCCGAGTGTTTGGCCCTTGGAAAAATGTTCCCGTATCTCGTGCAACAATTCGACAAAGAGTGGCAAGCCACAAGAAAAGGGCTCGACACATAACCAATACGCCAACACTTACCCCCATTGCGGCATCGTCGTGTCCCACACTCGACATATTGATGCCCAATAACCCTGCTGCGCTATAGCAGTCGGGAAAACAACCTTGTCTGTTGCGATTACTAACAGTTTCTTTTTCGTTGAGGAACTGCCTTAAGGGGCCGGAGGCAAACCATAATCCTGTGAGTGTGAGGGCAAGTGGCGCATCGTGCGGCCCCAAATTTAAAAGGAGTCATTATGGAAAAATTACAAGACTCTATTGTTTGGTTTTGGATTGGCGCTTTATCTGTGGCTGTTTGCATGTTTATCCTGATATTCACAATACCGCTTCTTGTGAACGGCACGCAAAACGAGCCCAAAACAAGCGCTCACATCCTATCCCCCACAATACGCTCACTTCAAAAAGAGGTGGCTGCGCTCTCAATGGACCACCACTCAGCCATAGCGAGGCTGTCCACAGAGTCCGCGAGCACCCAAGCAGAGCTTACCCGCACAATCGAACACGCCAACAAAGTTAACAAGTCCATAGACGAAATCGGCACTGCAATCAACAAGCTCAATGAACGCATAACCAAGCTGGAAAAGTCAGAAAAAAACAGAATGAAACGAATGAACTGTGCTGGCGGTGTGTGCTGGCAGTAGGTGAGAAAAGGTGAAACCATGACAAATAAAAAAGCAATAACGACCTTGCGGCTCTTACATGATGACAGCCACAATTCTCCAGACCTCTGGGTTGATGACGAAGACCGCGAGGCTATCACTCACGCCATAAGAGCGTTGGAACGTATCGACCAGCTTATTGCAACCCTGAAAGAAAAACAGTTCCTTGTGAAAGACACAACAGGAACATCTGTTTATGGCAAAGTGCTTACGTTCCTTGAAACTGGAAAGGATTTTTGACCCGTGACAATAATTTATCTTCTAATCGCCAGCACTGTCGTCAAGTGCCTGTTTATCAAGTGGCTGTTTTGGGGGGCAAAATGAAGCGCACCCCAGAACACGCAGCAATCATTAAAGCGCTCCGCTCGCTAATATTCCAATACAAAAAGGCAAAACTCGCCCTAAAAACCGACAGAAAAGAGGACCCATATTGGAAAGGGTTAATGATATCCGACCAACAAGCAATCCGCACCGTTGCCTATAACTGGATTCACAGAAAGGAAGCGCAAAAATGACCGTCTTTGTTAACCTAATGGATATTGTCGGCATTGTTTTCGTGGCAATAGTCTTCCTGTGGCTTGGTGTGCTGGCGTGGAGAAACAAATAATGCTCATCGAAGACGCCATATCGAAAACCAGAAACTCGCACGGCCTAGTTTTTACTCATGCCGACTGGATTACTTGTGAAGTATTCACTGCGTTTCACATTTTCCACGGCAAGGTAATCAAGTTCATAATCCACAACACAACCAATGGCAATTGGATAACAATCGACTCTCACGAACAAAAAACAGTTCCGTTCATAGATGTCAGTGGCAGTGAATTCGCTAATGACGAATGGATGGTGATTAGTTTGCCAAAAGAAAGTGAGACACCACGCCCATAATCCGCTGGCTTGTCGATGCAATATGCGACCAGCTGTTGAAGCTCAATCCACCAATGACCAAAAACAGGCAAAACGCTATTGATAGGTGTCGCGAACTGGACGAATGGCTCATGAAAGTGGAAAAGGACGCTAAAAGATGACCGAACAAAAAGAAACAGTCACCCCCATTAACCCAGACGAACAACTCAAAGAAGCCATTAGCAAGTCGAAAGCAATGCAAGATATCGACAAACAACTTAGAAACTTCTTTGAACAGCTTCAACAATACAAAACCACGGACGAAAAAATCGTATTCCTGTTCGGATTAATAGCTGGGCTCCATTTCACCATTGTTAAGCTCAGTCTAAACCAAGACCCAGCCGCCATGTTGTTCGACATGATGGCTGCAAGAGAAAAGGCATAAATCAGATGCTCACCGAAGAACAGCGCTACGAACTAATCCTTTCGATGGGCAAAGTGGCGGCAGTCAGCAAAGATCAAAGCGCTGTTGACGTATTTATGCGTGCCGCTGCCGGTATGTTAAACATGCCAAAGATCCCCAACAAATCAATACCGCTCACTGATAATCAAGTGAGTTTTCTCATAAAATGTTTTCAGGACGACGTTGATAACCGGACGACATTACGGTTATTCATCGAAAAGTTCAAACGAACCTTGAACCTCTCTTCAGTGAAACGGTACAAGAAAATTTGGAGGGAAGACAAGGAAAAACCTTCCAGCAAACCCAAACAGCTCGACTGACAAGAAAGAATTGCGATTCTGGAGGAATCACAAGAACCTAAAGAAACGGAAACACAAAAGATGGTTTCAGAGTTTTTCAACAAACGACAAGATCTTAGAAAATGTTCGCTGCCAAGTGTATTGAAACCGATCACAGGTATCACATGCGCCAGCCTGAGAGCAAATCTTTTTAAAAACGTGAAATCCGGGCCTTGTTATGAATGTGAATGGAAAGACAAGTAAAACCACTGAGCAATGGAGAGACCTATGACCGAACCGACAACGACAGAAATTAATGAAGCAATAAACCACTTCCAGTATGCAGAAGCAACTGAAGGATATCGGCCTCTCAGAAAGCAATATGCCCTCGCCATCCGCGCCCTGGAAGAGATGAAGGAGAAACACGCACCAGCCAAAATCAAAATTGCTGGGCCAAAAGAAGTTTGGATATCTCGCGACGGCGGCAAAGGATGGGACAGGTGCAACGATGCTGAGTTTGTATCCGAGGTAACCAGCGCTGTCTTGTGGCCGAAAAGTGAAACCAAACAACCCCGCTCCCCGAGAGATGTGACCGTGGGAGAGATGCTAGACCTTTATGAATCATTCGGATGGACCGGCGCGCAAAACACGATGAGGCACCACGCCCAAGAGATTATAAGTAAAGAAGAAAATCCGCCCATCCCAAAACACTGGACGAGTATAGGAGCGTGAAAGATGAAACTAAAAGACATCCTCGACGAGATCGATAAAGGGAGAAGGTGGAGAGAAGTAGGAATGGTTAACTGGCTTTCCAAAGGGGCGATGGTTTGCATGGAAAGGTTTTTTGATGACAAAGACTACGAACTGGAGCCGCTGAAGGAAGAGAGGGAGATGAAAGGAATCAGGCTGGATTTCCTTATCGCATCAGAAAAAGGGGAGATTGTAACAACATATTACAGTCAACTCTTACCACCTCAGCGCCGGGCCCTATACACGGCAATAAAGAAACTGTTCAAAGAGTTCGAGGGGGAAGAACACCCATGATATCCTCAATTCTCGCCTTCATTGCTGGCATGATGCTGGCAACCTACATGGCAAACGCTTCTCTGGAGGCTGAAGAAATCAAAAAGAAGATGCGAACCAGGGTGTTCGACATCAAAAACAAAAAACAGCTTACAGACCTGATGGATAGTGGCGTCAAAATCACAAAGCTTGGCATCAAAATCAACGACACGTCAAAGCTCGAAAAAGACATACTAGACTGGACTGTCAGGGAACTTGTAATACAGGCAATAGACTCTCGGGCTGCCGTCACACACGGAGTCATTACCCTTCAAGACGCTATCGAGCCTGAAATACTCTATGGTGTTGTGGTCTCGCCGCCACTTGTCTACAAAGCCAAGACTCTTTTAGAAAACTTACAGGAAGAGGATTAACCATGACCCCCCACGCAATCAATAGCCTTGCCCACTCCATCCACGCATCAATCCGCAGAGATGCCATTATCTGGTATTTCACAGAGCCAACAAACGAAAACTCGCAATTCAACGTCACAATCCCAGACTCAGCGCCGATAATGTCACCCACAGAAGAGGAACAGGTCAAAGAAGTCGTCTTGACGCTAATATCACGAGACATTCACGCCGTCATTGCACAAGCCACAAAATACCTTGACGACATAGACCAGAAAACCGAAGCGTTGCCACCCGACACCCAAACAACACACTAACAATCAACATGCGCCCTTTTGCCTTGCCTTTGTCTGGGTAAACATTTAACTTCGCGGTCCCCTGGAGGGTCTGTATGGAAAAAAAAACTCAAAAAACACACCTTGAGCAAGTCGTTGACTGTCTTTCTTGTAACGAAACAACAATTGCAAAAAACATGCCCAATATATGGCGAAGAAACGAAATAGCCAGAGAAAAGCTAATTAACTCTGGTGTTGTGTGGTCCCCCCTTGTGCGCTATCCAGGAACAGTCTTGCTTGATGCTTATCACAAAACCCTAAGAAAAGAAAAAACCGCCTTTTGTCTAAGAGAGAAGAACATCATAAAGCAACAACTTTTAGCCTATTATAATAAAACAACAGAAGCCCCAGAAAGCAACGTAAGTGCACTAGTAACAACATTCGCCATGTCTTCGTGGCGACAATACAGAAAGCTTTATGTGCTCGATGACAGCTCCATAAAACAAATATCAAAACAGTTCGTTAGGCCAGACAAAATCCCCTTGTCCTTTTGGGAAGACCTTCCAGAAACGTCTTTCGCTATTTGTCATCAAAACGCTACACTAGGGGGATATCAATTGTCCCCATTTCGATTTTTAATAATTACAATTGGGCTACACGGAACAGACAAATTCACTCCGTCCTTGACTGGCGCAATTCAAACCCCAGACAGTTGTGAATTGCAGGGAATTTTACCAATTGACCTCAATAAAGAAGACCTTGTGGAGTCTGTTTCAAGTTCTGCATATTTAGGACAGGTGCCAACCGAGAAACTAGCATCATTTGCAACACTATATTACTTTATGATCAATACTATATTGTTTCTTGTTTCACAAAAAAACAAAACACAAACAATAACCAACACATATAACAAAAAAGAGAGACCGGCAGACAACAAAAAACAAAAAACAACAAGTAACAAACAAATAAACATCAGACACCTGAGTTACCGCTTTGGAGACGACGTTCCTTCTATAATAAAAACTAACAGCACAACAACAAACACACCATCACACACAAAACACTGTCCTCATGTTTGCTCCGCACACTATCGTTCTTATTTAACAGGAAAAGGATCAAAAACAGACCCATCAAAAGGTCAATGGGTAATCCGTAAAATCGCAAGCCACCTTCGCGGGACCAACAACCCTGAAGACCTTATCACCACAATTCACAAGGTTAAAAACGATGAAAACTAACCAACTTTCTCACGTCACAGACCATAAAACCTATTACGCAATAATAGAGTCGGGGGCAATCGGGGAAATTGCAAGAGAATTGCTTGCGGGACGAATTACAAGGGAAACAAGCCATTACTTACATTGCGACTGCCCAGGGCATGACTCAGTCTCAAAAACAAGCCTGATAATAGACCTTGTGAACAATTGCTGGCATTGCTTTGGTTGCAACAAGGGTGGAGGCAATATACAGCTTGTAGAGTTCAGTAAATTCTCAACCGTAACTAAAGGTGTCCGTGGCGAAATGCCTGAAACACATCGTCAGGCCAGGGATTGGCTTGCTGCAAAAAAAGGATTACCACCCCTATCTAAACTCAATATGGACCCCGAACAAATTAAAAAATATGAACAAGATCGACTTGAAGAAGATCACGTTTTTGGAATCTTAACTAAATTGGCGGCTTATTATCACCGTCAACTCATGACAAATCCGGACGCCCTACTTGCGCTCCGCTCAAAATATGGCCTGTCTGAAGAGATAATTAAGACATTGCAAATTGGATATTCAGATAATTACCCCGCAAATTCTCCCACAGTCTACGACCACATGGCCCTTTTCGGACATACCTACGAAAACGATGACCTGATTGTCTGTGGCGCTTTCAAGTCAGACTATCAAAACAGACCAGAACCAATCTTCAACAACCGTTTCATTTTTCCATACTGGAACCGTGGCCGAGTCGTCTATCTCATTGGCCGTGAAACACAATGGACCCCTGAACATGAACGCAAATTCTCGAACACCGGCTCAAAATACAAAAAGCTGCCCACTCACAGCGAAAAGAAACACAAGAAAGTCTCGAAACTAATCTCCAACTCTGTCATCTGGAACGAAGACATTCTCGCCTCACGACCAGACCACATAATTCTTGCCGAAGGCATGACTGACGCAATCTCGGCAATGGACCATGGATTCAATGTCATCTCACCCATCACCACGAACATCAAAAAAGACGATAAGCCCCGAATCGCAAGGAAACTGAAATCCCATTCCCCAGAGCAACCAACAACCGTTTACATCACATTCGACACAGAAATCTCACAGGCCGGCAAAACTGGAGCCATCAACACATCAAAATGGCTCGAATCCGAAAACATCCCTGTGCGCATCATTTCCCTGCCATACTCACACGAGCAACAAGCCGCCGCAGACACAATCGCTGAACGATGGAAAATCACCCCATCTCTCACAATGAAAGAGGTAACAAAAGCGTCAAACCTTATCCCCACACAAGACAAAGAAGAATATCGACGGCTCAAATCAATCGCCAAACAAGACCTGAACTCATATTTCTTGACCCATTCAACAAGAGACTTCCAGTCACTCATTAACAGCGCACCATCGCGCCTCGAAATGATACTCAATGACTTTCAAGACCAAATCCAGGCCAAAGACCCGTCAATTCTCACCAACACCACATTCCTCGTGGCGCTATCTCAAGCCCATAAAACTGACGCCACGCTCCACAAACGCATCACAACCCTGCTCGAAAAGAACAAATTCTCCAAAAAGGAAATCAATGACGCCATAATCAACATGCAAAAAGCCAAGCCAGACGCTTGCGAATTCACTGAAAACAAAAAAAGAGAAGCCACGCCACTATCCAACGCACTCTCAACGCTCAACATCCCAGTGCCCGAGTCCTGTGAAAGCCTCTCACTTCCCCCAGGATACGAAATCACCATCAATGGAATTCACCTGAAAAAAGAATCTCACTCAAAGACCGAACGAAAACACGTCTGCTCAGTCCCGCTATTCATCACACAACGAATGCAAGACGTCTTCACAAACAACATGCTGCTCCAAATCGCCTACTATCAACCCGAAAACTATTCATGGCGCACACTGGAAATCCCCCGAAAAATAGCATTCGACAAAATGCGCATCATCGCCCTTGCCGACAAAGGATTCCCTGTTGGCAAAAACACAAAAGAGCTTGCCGAATACCTTTACGACCTCGAAACAGTGAACCGGCTCCACTATGAAACAACCGACACATCCAGTCAAATGGGATGGATAATCAAGAAAAATGCTGCTCATGGCAAAAGCAACAAAGCGAATCTCCACGCAGACAACCAAGACATATCTACACCCTCGCCCTCTTTCATTTATGGCGATATTTGCCACGGCGACACCACCGTCTCATTCATTGGTGCCGATGACGGAGACAAACAAGCTGGCCGCTCATTCTCCACACAGTCAGGCTCACTCGCCGCGTGGCTCGAAATAGCTGAACACATCCTGACCTATTACCCCAGGGTCGCTGTGCCCTTCTATGGCTCATTCGTCGCACCACTGCTCCACATCCTCAACCTCAACTCATTCTTTATCGACATATCAGCCGGCACATCGTCAGGAAAGTCCATTGCACTCCGCTTCGTCGCTTCGGCCTGGGGCAACCCAAACGAGAAAAACCCGAACTCCATTGTCCACTCATGGCGAGCATCACACGTTGGACTCGAACGCATCGCCACAACCCAAACAGACCTGCCCCTATTCCTGGACGACACAAAAACAGCCGGCAACCAGAAACAACTGAAAAACTTCATCTATGGACTGGCTGAAGGCCACGGCAAGGTTCGCGGCTCCATCGCTGGCACCCAAGTCACCCGCTATTGGCGAACCGTCACCCTGTCAACCGGCGAAGCTCCACTTTCAGACTACGCAACAGATGGAGGCGCAAAGGTCCGCGTCCTGTCCATCGAAGGATATCCATTCGAGAAAACAGACCAAGAGTCCCGCGAGCTCGTCACCGAACTCAACAACATCGTCTGCCTCAACTACGGCCACATTGGACCACTATTCATCGACCACCTAATAGCAAACCATGACCGCTGGCCCGAATACCGAGCCATGTTCACAGACACAGCCAATAAAATACTCACCACATCAGGAGCCGCAGCAAGACTCGCAGACCTACACGCCGCAATTGTCGTCGCCGCCCACATTCTCCACGAAACAAAGCCCCCCGCAGGGGCCATACTCCCATTCCCATTCACAAACCCATTCATCGACATCTGGCCCGAGATAGAAGACGACGCCGCAGAAGCCGACATTGGCAAGCGCTCACTCCAATATGTCTGGGAATGGGTCAACGCCAATGAAAACAAATTCGTCGGGCGCCACTTCAAAATCTCCACCGACTCAATGGGCAACCAACGCCAAATTGACGAAACACCAACCCCCAATTATGGCAACTGGGAGCCAAGCGACAACTGGGAACGCATATACGTTTATCCACACGTCCTGCGAGAAGCACTCGAACACTCCCACTATGACAGCAACGCAGCAATCAAAGCATGGAAACAACACGGCTGGCTTCACACAGACAAAGATAGAAAGCGAAACACATGCACCCACCAAGGAACAAAGAAAGTCGCCATAACTCGCTATGGCATTGACGCCGCGCACGATGGCGAGCTGTTCGGAATCGCCGCACCCCAGGGTTTAGAAGGGGAGGACATACAGGGAGGGGAGCCCCCGACAGTAACAACGCACTACACAGCAACGAATCGAGAGTTGCATCTTATTGAAAACAAAGAGAAAACTTTATGCACAAAAGAGAATATTGTGTCACCGTTAAGACGACTTGACAGAAAGTATAATAATGTCACGCCACAAGATGATTAACACCACCAGTGGGAAAAGTAAGCTGACCAGTGGTAACCGAATATTTACCTGTTATCATTATAGAATATATTCATTTTACCACTTTTACCACCTTTACCACCTAAACAGGGTATACGTATAGAGAAAATATTTTTTCCTTAAACACCGAAAAAAATTTTTTTATATATAGGTCTACCCTTTTCGAGTGGGAAAGGTGGGAAAAGTGGGAAAATGGCCAAATTTAACAACAATAGCAACAGCCTAGATATTTCCCACTGCCAACAAAAAAGGCCCACCACCCTCCGACGATGGGAAAATGACAAAAGACCACACAGCCATTAAAGACAACTCACACTCATTAAAGACAACCCACGCGCACATAACTCTAAACGAACAAAAAGGCGTGTTTCTGCTTTCCAAAAAACAAAACACACTTTCCTATTCCTCGTCAAAAAAAATCGCTGTATGGGCAAATGGCGAAGCCTGAAAGTGTGGAGCAACAAAACTGCGCAGGCAATCACGTCAACGGCTCTCGTCAATCGTCTCAATGAACGTCGCCACATGTCTCAATGTCAAACAACACACATCCATCAATGAACAAAAACACGATATGTCGCCAAAATGTCTCACAAATTTTCCACCAGCTACAAAGACCCGGCCAGTGGTCCAGTCGTTTGGGATTCTGGGACTCCCAATGTTTCAGGGGCTGGCTTCTGTTAACCAGTCAATGCCTCGAACACCAGCCACAATGTTAACGAAACGTTAACGCCAACGAGAACGAAAAAGAAAAAGAATAATAATATGGCAATTATACCAGCACAAGCACTGCATTACAAGGGCAGTGCTCAAATGAAAAACCTACCAAATGGTAGGAGTGTCCAATTTACGACATATCAGGTGTAAAGAAAGTTGACAGGTGTAAAGAAAGTTGACAGCTGGGGGCGCATGAGCGCGGGTGTAATCCCCCCACAAACCTACCATTATGTATGGAATCACCAATTCCTACATAATGGTAGGTTATGAGTTTCAAATCATACCGAAATGTAGGAAAACTGACCTTGCATTTTGCAAGGCACGCGATGACAAAATGTGGCTAGTAAGGGGTTGCTGAGCTATCTCACCATATCTGCCCACATTTATCGCATGGATGGGTGTGATGGGATGAGCGGCCGGGTGAGCAGGGGCGTTTGGTTTGTTACTGGGGAGTGTCGTCGTCCCGCTCGTTGTTTGGCCAGCCTGTGAGTTGCCAGTATGGGAGAGATGAGAGACGGGTTATTTCGTTGATGTCGAAGTCGGGCTGGGTATCGGGAGACATGGGCACAATGGCAAGTTCGGGACACAGTGTGTCTGTCTCTGTGGCGCTGTCTATGGCTCGTCTGACGTTCTCGGGTGTGAGTCGCTTTGGTATTTTTGATTGCCAGCGATTAAAGAAGGAGCGAGTTTTCTTTCGATTGATTTTGCGACGGTGAGATTGTCGGGATTTCATGGGGTGTCCTTTTGGTGTGGCGTTTTGTGTTGTGTGGATGTTTATGAATAGAAGCTCCTGTTTTTCTGTTTTCGGAATGCTCGTTGCTTTTTGTGGGGCGAGCCAACCTTGTTTTTGTTGTCTGCGGTTGACTTTGTTGTTTTGGGTATCCACTTTTTGTTGCTCATTAGTTTGTCTCGTATTTCGTTTGGGGGCAGGATTCTCCCGCCACAAATAACGACGTTGCCGGCGATATCCAGGTCGAGATTTATTTTGTCGATGATGGGTTGTAGTGTGGGTTGCAACATTGCGAGTTTCATTTGATGGATAGTGGTGGTGCGCCAGTCTTCGTATGTAATGATTTTGGCAAGGATGGATTGGAATGTAAAGTGAAGCCGCACATAGTCTGTTGTTTCTGGTTCAAGCATCATTTCACCACCCTCAGTTTCTTTTCTCGTCTTTGCCTTTGTAGATATTTAACCAACTCTTCGTAGGTCCCGTTGAACGTTTCGTGTTGGTTGTCCATGAAATAGACGATGACGAAATGGCTGCCGGTTGGCTTGCCCAGAATGACCACGTTGTCGGGGAGTCGGTCATCAATTTGGTTGAGCGCTTGTTGGAATAAGCGGTTGAGTTGTGTTTGTGGCGCATCTATTGTCTCAATCAGTCCATAGCCTTCTGGATACCAGTGGGTTTGTGGCCAAGCGTGATGCAGTGTGTTCCAGTTGACATAGCTGGTTGGCGGGAAGGTTGGGAAGTTGATTGTGTGGCGACAGGGCATGGTGCGTAGGGAGTAGAGTTTTGATTCGTGTTCGTTCATGGCTTGTCTCCGCTTTCTTTTATCGGTTGTTCCCTTCTCTTTGATGGGGGCGCTTCCCTTTTTGGTGGGGGAACGCTCGACGTCTCCTGTGTGTCGTGTGTTGGGGGTTTGTCTTTGTTTTCCTCAAACACCCTGTCTAGTGAATAGCCGCCACAATTATTACAGACTGGGGATTGCCACTTCCCTTCGATTTTCCATCCAGGATTAATGCTTGGATATCCGCAGTCTTTGCATATGAAGTAATAGTCTTTCATGGATCAATCCTTTTTATTGTCTCTGTCTTTGTTGATTATATCTCGAAAACTCACCGTTGTCTCGCCCCGTTTCTTCACTGTGATGGTGATGCAATCTTTCTCGATGTTGTGGTGTGAGTTGGTGATGATGTCGCTGTCTGTTGTGTTGATGACGCTGGATGGAATGTCAACCGAGCAGCCGGCTTGTTGGGCAAGGTGGGCGATGATGCGAGTTGCTGTGGACAGGTCGGCTTCAAGTTGTTCGACTTTGGCAGTTTGGACTTTGACTGTTGCGTCAACCGTGCTTTTGAAGTCTGATATCATGTCTTCGAGGAGTGACATTTTTACCTTTCAATAAGTTTCAGTTGCTCTTCGCCATATCCATGGAAGGTTTGAAGGATCCTCGGGCTGAATCTTCCAGCCTTCAGCGTCACGTCACCCATGACACACAGGTCGCCTTCATTCCCATAAATCCCAAGGGAATAAAGAGGTGTTCCGTCGCAGTCTCTTGTGTGGGCAACAACATGAAGGCGAATGCCGATTTCGAGAAGGTCTTCAGGGTCATCTTTTATGCCGGGTATTGGGTTGTGGACAATTTCAACTAATGAGCCAATGGGGATTGTGTGTTTCTTGGCCATGTTGTCTTGTCTGTATGTGTTCCCGGTTTCAGGGTTCACGAGGTCTGCGATGTTGAGAATCATGATGGTGTCCCTGTTTGCCTTCCTGTTTGTCGTTTATCTACCACGTCACGTCTTTATCCAGCATCTATAACCGACATCTCCCCAGTCGTATAACTCTTGCATGGCGATGTCAATATCGTTCCAGTCGGCGTCTTCGTCTTCTGAGAGACCGATGAATATGTCGTGGACCGTCTGCAGCTCTTCGTTTGTGGTGTAGTGGTGGAGCTTTGTGATTTTGGCGGCAATGAACGAGGCAAGCTCTTGTGGGGAGATTGTGCGCTCTTTTGCTTTTTGCCAATGGGGAGAGATGTCGAGTTTGTTTTTCCAGTGGGGCATGGGGTTATGGTTCCTTTGTGTGCTTGCATTTTCCACCCCAACAACAGGGGCCGGTGAGTCCATTAAGGCTCCACCAATCGAGTCCAGGCTTGAATTCTGTTGAGCCACACAACACGCAGCGAGTCTTCTTTGGGTTCCCATAGTCAGAGTTTTGCAGGATTTCCACTGTTTGAGAATTGCACAGCTTGACTGTGTCACTTGCCCAGTATTTCCATGTGTCGATTGGCAACCGGTTAAGGTCTCGGATGTAGCGAATCAACTGGGCGATTGCCTGTTGGCCTGTCCCGCCTGTTGGGTATCGGTAGTAACCGTATTTAGGCCATGTCCCGTCACCGCGTAGGCGAGCTGGATAGTCGTCAGCGCATTTTTCTTGGCGAATATCCCAGCGGATTCTAAGCTCGTGTGTCCCCCGATAGAGCTCAATCGAGTGGGCGAATGTTTGCAGGGCGCTGTTTGCTATGGCGATGCGTTCTGTGGTGTCTATTGGTTTTCTTGCCATTTTAATACATCCTTCTCACGACCACTGGCCTTGTTGTTGGGCTTTCAGGTCTCGCCTCAATGTGCATGATGTGCCACTGGCTGCTTTTGCCGAGCACTTCATTGACGAATCGATATGTGCCATACGTTGCGTCGTAATCGTGGATAATCATGGAGTGTCTAGGTTTGAGCTTCTGCCAGTATAGGTCGTGGACTGTGACATGTTGCTCGAATGAGTGGGGCGACATGTCGATGTGCATCAGGTCGAAATGGTTGTCTGGGAAGAGATGCGCCACGTTTTCAGCGTAAGCTTGGATGAACTGAATGGATGGCTTCATGTCGGTGAGTTCGAGTGCCGCTTCTCTGATTTCTGGCTCAATGAGTGTTAGTTTGAAGAATGAGAAGTGTCGGTCAAGTGTCTCATACATGATGCGGGCCGAGCAGCCGTCGAATGTGCCGATTTCGAGAATGTGGATGGGGGCAATGGCGTTGGTGTCGTCGCTGTGGTTTTCTTTTCCTTTCAGCGCAAGTATGGCCTCGATGTAAACGCGGGCATATGGAATGATTGGCCGGCCAGAGCCGAGCGATTGCCATGGGATTTGGAAGATGTGGGGATGTGTGATGGACATAGGTGACGCTTCCTTTCTGTTGTTAGCGGTCTATTGCTATAAATGGTTCGTGGCCGTCCCATTTGTCTTCTAAAGAAATCGCCTCAACATCTTTCCAGTAATATTCATCATAGTATTTCACTGGAAGGTTTTGTTGTTCTTCTGGAAGCGCGAGTATTCTTTTGACCATTTCTTTGGCTGTCATTTTTCCACGCCTCTTTCTATTCTTCCCTCCACCAGCTCATAAACTTTTCATTCTCTTTCAGTTCGTCGGGTATTCCTGCGGCTCTGAAATAGCAGCGGGCCATGTCGTCGTGAAAGTCATCATCGGGTGTTGTGATGCCGAGTTGACGCTGATTCATTAGCTGGACATAACGAGCGTATGCCGCTTGTTGCGTTTGGGTGAAAGTGGCGTCGGTAAAAGGGTTATGGGGTAACTGTGTGTTCATGGGAGTGCTCCGCGCTTTTTTTGTGAGCTATTATTGGCCCACTTGGGCTGTTCCATTAAGTTGTTTTTTTGCTGCTTTTCGCCACTCCGACAATAACCACGGTCTCCATGGTGCGCGTCCAGTTGCAACACTTCCCCATCCAGAGCGCCATGTGGCGACCGCTTCTTGTGGAGCGGCTGGGGCGTTGGGTCGAGTTCGATGTATATCCCCTTTGTTGTCCATCCACCAATAACAACTCATTTGTTTCCCCTCATTTCTCCAACATCTTCATCAGTTTCTCAACCGTCGTGTCTGCTCTCAGGACCGGCACAGCTTCACTTGTCCGGAATTGCTCGTTATCTTCGATATACTCATACAGTCTCACTTTCCATTTTGGGTTGCATGTGGAAAGGATATAGAGCACATCGGCCTTGTCGGTTGCCATTTGGCGAATTTGTGGGCCAGAGAGAAGGTAATGAGGGGCTTGTGTGCTCGTGTGGGTATTGTTTGTTGTTGCGCTCATTGTCTTTCCCTTTCCCTTTCTCTTTTCCATGTCCTTTATAATTACAAGATACCCCCAAAATACCCCTATGTCAATAATTAATTTTGGGGTTGACATGATATTGTTTTAGGGGTAATTTGGGCGTGTGAGTTCGATTTGTTTGTCTGTAAAGGCTAAGTGATTATAATGCCAATAAAATCAACTAATGGTGCAACGTCAAGGCGAAAAGCAAAAAAGAATGATGTGTCTGTTTATTTAACCGACGAAGAATATGCGCGCGTAAAAAATGCAGCCGAGAGCGCCGGTCTCTCGGTGAGTTCGTGGATACGCGTTGTCTGTCTGAAAGAGGAGCGCAAAGAGGGGGGCGATAAGTAGACCCGCCGTCTCCACCAAATTAATCAACACCCACACGCTCACCCATATATCTCACTCCATTCTCCACGCAAAAAATGCCCGTCATTTATGAACGGGCCATGAGGAAGGATTTAGGTTTGGTTTGTCGGTTTTCAGGCAAACCATAAAACCGGCTTCCTGTCAACAAAATTTGTCCTTGACTTTACCTTTTTGGTAAATTAGAAGGGGTTGCAAGCAATTGATTTGACGTTTTGGTTAACAAATGAAACTTTCTTGTGTTGTTTTGACTGGTTACTGTTTCGCTGTTTACAGCTTGGCTGTTTCATTACTTTTCGCGGCAACCTCATGAAATCAACGATCCTCATAGCGCCTCGTTTTTTAATTGATAGCGAGTCTGATCTTTACTGCAACTTCAATCCTGTCCAGGCGCTTACTGCAAATTGCCAGTCTCACATTCCTTCCCTGGGGCCTCTGCCCGGACTTGCTATCTGTGATCGAGTGTTGCCGCGTCTGGGGGTATTAAGATGACTTGGTTTGTGCCAATGGTTATGCGTTTGTTTTGGTGGATGTTGCCGAGGTTGCTTTCTGAAATCGTGGACCGCATTGGAGACGTGATACAGGTTGTTGATTCGGCAAACAGTCTTGGCAGTGAGGCTGCAAGGCGTGACTACGTGTTGCGAAACCTTGGAATGTGGGGGATTAACGTTCCCGATTGGTTGTGTCGGATTTTGTTGGAGGCTGGGGTTGTCTTGAACAAGCTTGGTATTAGGGCAGAGCACCTTGACAGAATGGAATCGTTGCTTGCCGGTAAATCGTTTGAGTTGTTGATTTGTGACGAGACGGCACGCAACAGCATCATTGCTCAATTCAAGGGGCTGTTCCCTGATTTGCCTGAACATGCTGGCCGGCTTCTGTTTGAACTTGCCATGGCGAAATTGAGGGGGAAGTGAAATGTTTAGGAAAGTGGACGGCGATGGTGGCGTTGATGATGGTGGCGTGCAAGCGAACGGTGAAATTGATGTTGTTGGCGAGCCAGTGGACACATTGACTGAGCCAGTAGATACGCTGAGTGAACCAGTCCCACCAGAACCACTTGCTGAACCAGCGGACTTGCCACTTGAGCTAGTGGCCCAAGAAACGCTAGTGGAGCTTGAAACGGTTGAGACAACCGAAGCAATCGAAATCGAAACGGTTGAGCCTGCCGAGCCTGTTGAACCTAGTCCCGTTGAACTTGAGCCCGTTGAATCTGAACCAATGCCTGTGCATGGCGAGCCAACAGAAGAAAACCGGGCCGATGTTCAGTTGGACGCCCAGCTAATTGAGTCTTCTGTGCAACAAGAGTCCCACGCTTTAACAAAATCAGAGACATGGCCTTTAACGACACCCGAATCAATTGTCACGTCTTCAGATTTGGCTGAGCCAGCCACAATTACTACAGAAAGGGAGATTGTCGCAATGAACGAAAAGGAAGAGAGCGTAAACGAAGAGAGCGCAATTGTTGCGCCAGTTGTCAATGTAAGCGCCACAGATGCCAGCAAGTATGAGCCTGGAGATGGACACCTGGAAGCCCCGAAGCTGGACACGAATCACGACACTCAGGTTGCCATTGTAACAGCCCAGCTTCCCTTTGGCCATGTTCAAGTGACGGTCAAAGAGCAGGTGGCTTGTGCCTGGATTTTAAAAAATGTTCTTGGCCCCCTGATGGGGGACGTTGAGAAGAATCAGCCGTAAGGTTGTCAATTAACAGCCGTAAGGTTGTCAATTAACACTTTCACTTGCCCATTTAGCCATTTTCAGCTTGAGACATCCGGGCCATAAACGCAGGCATCGGAATACAGCTTTGTGATTTTTTCAATTTGGCCCGGTTGCCTCATTATGTAAAATTAAAGCGCAAAATTACATTACACCACATGACCACTTTACCATCAATTGAGCCCACAACAAAAGAGATTGACGCTTTTCGGCTTGCAATTGGCTCAAGCACGCTTCGGAAACTATCTCCCGAGCAAACCATTGACCTATTGAAGTTCGTTAAAGTGCTTGAAGGAACGGCTGACATTTCTGCCATTCTGACCTGTAAGATTCAAGACGATTGGCGAATCTTTCGAGATAAACCCAGAAAGCCTTTATGGAAGTGTATTGACCGAATAGTCAAGCGCTATTTTGCTCATGTCCATGGCGAACAGAAGATTGTTAAAAAGTGGGACAAGAAGAAAAAGGCAAAGGCCAGAGCTGCCAAAAAGCCTTTTGTTTTTGCGCTACCAGATGACGGCTCCAGGTTGTGTGGACCAGCCCCACAAACAGCGAAAGCAACAGACACACCCATGAAAATCTCGTTGTCTATGTCTCCAGAAGAGATACAGGCAGCCGACGGGATTCAACTTAAACCGACTGACGACACTGGCCCAACAATCAATCCAATTACTGAACAGGAAAAGCTTCTCGACAAGCTTTGGAATGAGTTTGAATATTGGAGCCTGAAGAGTCGGGCCGACGAACAGCCTAGCCCCGTGGTCGTGAAATACCTTGAGACTATCGGCAAGACGATTAAAGATATTTTTGACATGCATCAGAAGTTGAAGCCGCCGACAAGCTCAAATGGAGTGGTTGGAGATGGTGCGCCTTCAACGCACATTGAGAATATGCAGGTCATATTTGAAAAGGCTGTCTCTAACAGTGACAAAGTGGGGAGCGTTCTTTCTGACTTGACGACACAGCTTGAAACCATTGCCACACGGCCCGCAATTACAAGCGCACAATCACCAAAATCACAATCGCCAGACACACAGAATGAAAGCTAATTATGCTCAGCAGTGGGTAACTCAGCAAAAAGCGCTTGACTTAGGTGTTCGGCTTGCAGTTGAGGCCGGTCTGAGTGCCACAGAGAAGCAAGTCATCGAGTCCTGTATTCTCGCAATTCCAGAAGATTGCGAACATGGAATCAGGCTTGACAAGCTTGTCGGGCATCTCTCAAATCTTCAGAAAGCCATTCAGGAAAAAGACGCTTCGTTTCTTGAGCAGCGTCGCGGCTATAAGATTGACAAGATTATTGATATTATCGAATTCGCAGAGTCGAAACAGTATTGCAACCTGAAAGGAAGCCTCTGGCCCACAGTCAAAGAGGATTTGTGGCGCATCTGGCATGTTCAACCGGCACCATTTGAAGTTGTTTTGGGTGGCGCGGCTGGAACAGCAAAGAGCACAAAAAGCGCGATCTCCACGGCATATACTATTTATCTCTTGTCAACCCTATGGAATCCACAGCTCGAACTGGAGATGATACCGACTGACGATATTTTTCTGATTCTCCAGTCAATGCGGCTTTCCACAGCTGAAGAGGCGCTTTTTAATCGTGTTCAGCGCATGGTTGACGGCTCTCCCTATTTCAGCGAGCATTTTCTGCGTGACAAGAAAATCAACTCTGAGTTGATATTTCCACACTTCGTCAAAGTTAAGCCTGTTACTGGGGCCGTTGATGCTGCAATCTCTTTGAATGTCATTGAATATGTCATCACTGAAATCAATTTCATGCCGGTTCACAAAACGAGCGTGCGGCTGGAACATTCAGACAAAGACGTGTTTGACGTTGGCGAGTCGATGTATTTGACGCTGTATAATCGTTCGAGAAACCGATTCTCCAAATTCATTGAGCGTGGCGATTTCATCGGTCGAGGCATTATCGATTCAGCCAGGTCTCATGTTGGCGATTTCACGGACTCGAAGATTGAAGAGGCCAAGATTGACCCGACGATTCTGGTTATAGAGCGTTCGTTATGGGGTGCCAGACGCCATGAGTTTCCGTTGCACAAGACAAAATGGTTTTATGTCCAGCTTGGCTCAGATTACAAGCCTCCGCGGATTCTCGGGTCACTTGAAGATGCCGACGACTTTTCATCTGACTTTGACATGGCACAACGCCTTGACGATGACTATTTGCTAGAAGCGCTCAATGTCATCAAGGTGCCAGAGAGATATCGAAAAGATTTCGAGAAAGATATCGAGGAAGCGTTAAAAGATAAAGCTGGGGTGCCGTCTCGATCTTCGGGTCGATTCTTGCCGTTTACTGAAGAGATTAAGGCGGCTCAAGACAAGTTCAACGAACGAACAGGCAATCAACACCTTTTCAATCTCGAAGAAATCAAACTGCAAAAGGGCATTGCATGGGAAGAGCTTATCAACGGCACATACCTTGAACAGCTCAACATCGAGGGTGAGCACAAATGGGCTGTCCATGTGGATACCTCGCTTGGTCGTAATGATGCGCTTGGATTGGCTGTTGGCCGAGTCATTGACACCAAAATCATTGACAGTGGCCACTTTTACGACCTGAAAACGCAGGAAGTAAAAGAATTTCACAATGTTGAATTGCCGCTTTATATCATCGATGGAGCACTCAGGGTATTGGCCCCCAGTGGCGCACAGATTGACTTGAACCTCATTCGAGACCTGATTCTACATCTGAAAAAGCATCTCAATATCTGTTGGGCAACGGCTGACTGGATTGAATCAACATCGATGCTTCAGGCTTGGCGAGACAACAAAATTGTCAGTGGCAAATTGTCTGTTGACAAATCCCCAGAGGCATATTTCGAGGTTAAACACGCAATTAAAGACGGAAGGATATTGTTTCCAGCAATCAAGATTCTTGAGGAAGAATTAAAGGGACTCAAACGCCTTAGCAAAATGGGCTCAGTTAAAATTGACCACGCTCCAGGAAAATCAAAGGATTGTGCAGATGCCTTGGCTGGCGTTGTTTCTATTCTCAAACGAACAAGCCGGATGCGAATTGTGAGACAAGAGGAAGCCGACGAACATGACAATGCAACCCAAAACCCAAACAACAATTCATCCACATCACATCCACATGCTCGCACCATGACCATTGACAATAGGAATCAGGGAAGGTGGCGCAGATGGTAAAAATATACGAAGAGCCGGCAGATGCAAGAGTCGGGATTGACATTGAAATTGAACGTCTTTCTCTGATGCCGAGACATCTTATTCCCGCCGGCACAGACACTCGCTGCAAGACTTGTGTGTTTTGGTTCGGCTTTTTCGATTCAGGCTGGTGTTATTGCCACGAGCTATACGTGAGTGGTGATTATCAGTGTTCAGATTGGAGTATCAGAAGCAGCAATCTCATCTCGTTTCACGATAGGACCGTCATGAGCCATGGGGTTGAGAAGGATGATGATGGCGAAGAGAATGAGACAGAGAGCGAAGCCAGGCACGAGACAGCACGCGAAGGAATAGACATTGAGACTGACCAACACTGAATATCTGCGCAAGCGCATAACAGAGCATATCAATAATGGCTCCGTTGGAGACAAAGCCGAATCTTTAGACTCACTGCGTCAATCTGAGTGGTGTCCGGAGTTCGAGCAATTGATGCGCAACAGGCTTCTCGTTGGTCGTTTTCGTTATGGCAGAATGGATGACCCCAACAAAGGCGATTACGACCATATTTGCAGCATGATTCAAAGACTTAGGCTGTATCAGAAAACGGGAAACTTAGAACACTTGGTTGATGTGGCAAACTTGGCGCTTGTGGAGTTCAGGCACTCGAAGCACCCGAACAGGCATTTCAGCGCAGAAGATGATGTGATCCACTGTGAAGAGAAGAAATGAGGGAGTCAGCGTAAACGTAAGGCCATACCCACCCTACTCTTGTCCATTCGCCTTTAAAAACCAAAACGTGATTGCTGCGTTGCAAAGAAAGCCCGTCATTACCGGGGCCGTTTTCCAGTAATCCAATGCCCACCCGAGATTCATTCCCTGTGGCCCAGCCTTCCAGAACAGATATAACAACGGCCACGCTGTATTGGAGCACCACAACAAGACAAGCAACAGGCCGGCAATATATGGAATGATTGCTTTAAGCTTAGTATCACACCCATCTTGGCTTCCAAATATTCCAGCAAGAATCACACTGAACTGGGTGGAATAGAGCGCAACAAGCTCTTTTAACAGGTCCACCATGGAGTCTGTGTTTATATACCAGTTTGACCACGACCAGACCACGAGAGTAAAGTTCAGCGCAAAAAAAGCGAGATATACCAGAAATAACGAGAATCGAGCAATGGAGTTCGTGAAGATCAATCGATTTTTACCTTTTTCCAGAAGTCAGCGTTTCGTTTATTGATCAAGTAGGGCTCACCATCGATAATCATTGTGAATCCTTCATTCCAGGCTGGATGTGTCGAGCATTCAACAGACTTGTATCGAGTCTTTGAAGAGTCACGACAACAGCCCCCATCAACAATCCAGTGCTGGCCGCTTCGGTCATACCCGAAACTCTGATGATGATTATGGCCAGCAACGATACAAGTCAGCTTGACAGCTGCAAGCTCTCTGGCAGTTGACAGCGGGATTCTGCTATAGTTTTTTGGATGCACAACCATGATTGTGTTCCCGCCAGAATTCAAGAGACAGTAGGCATATTCAGAGATTGTGAGTCCTTTGGAGAATTTCTCAAGGAATTTGCCGATGGTAATATGGCCGTCAACGCGATAGGCCAGCCGGCGCTCATGATTTCCTGTCACCCACACTATTTGCTTGAATTGTTGCAAAAACACTTTCAGAGCCTCTTCTGCAACGTCCAACTCTTCCTCGAAAGCTAATTTATAGACTGCTGTTCGCGCCCAGGTGGAAAAGCAATCCAGGGCCACGAAATCCCCATTGAGAATTAATGTCTCAATATTGAATTGTTTGGCGATAGAGCAAGCTGTGTCGAATATTGCCGGGTCGTGATTCGGGATTTCAGCGTCACCCAGGATAAGCGCTCTGTCCGCATCAATTGTGATATAATCGTCATAGGTTTTGCCAAGTGGCTCTGGAAAAGCGAGGGTGCCTTTTTGGGGGGCCTGCACAGTGAAGCTTGTGTGATTCTTTAGAATAGCCTTCCAATATCTTATGGTTCTGGCCCCTCGCTGATATCGTTTTGCCAACTCCTCAGCGCTTAGCTCTTGAGACAGCCTTGCGAACTCTTCTAAGTTAATGTGTGCTGGTATTGTTTGAGACATGAAATGTCCTTTTGTTAGCGAGAGAGCCAGACAACCGTATGTCTACATCTCCCATGATACGGGGGGAGCAAGAGCATTGATTCGATTGATTCTCGACTCTCGTTGTCAATTTGGAGTATTCTGGGGAATGGCCACGCTTCCACATATTTCTCTGGGTCCGCGATACTAATATCTCTTTTAATTTTTGCGGCAGCGTCGGCGATATCAACTTTCATCCCGAGCATTCTGTCACAGACTGGACAAGTCTTTTCATCGTCTGGCCCTGTGATTTGACCTGTCTTGATGCCGTTTTCTTGCCCGAGTAAAATGCCGTTTGCGTGCCACTGACGGGCAACTTGAACGTCTGACAAATTCTCCCAGTATCGTTCTTGCTTGACGAATCGAGTCAGCCGTTCGTTTAGTGTGTCCAGGTCGATTGAGCGTGTCAGGTCTGAGTCTCTGAGATATTGGATTTGCCGGTTGACTTCAGGGTGCAAGATGCGCTTGGGGAATTCTTCAGAGAATTTCTTGATCTGAGTGGCCGTCATCTGAGACAAGTATTTTTGATACTGTTCGTCAAGGGTCTTGACTGTTTCGCCATTCAACATGTCTTCGGCATGTAAAATCCACGCTGCATTTGCCTTGGTCTGCAATGTTGTCAATATCGCTTCAGCCTTGTCTCCGATAATCTTTGACATCTCGACGCCAAGAGAATTAGCTGTGTTTAACAGCGCCTCCATGCCATCAGGGTCAAGATTTTCAAGCCGCGAGCGCATCTCTTCGAGAAAGTCTTTACTTACTTCATCCCATGCGCCACGTAGTAATAACTCAAGTGTTTTAGCGTCTTGATACCATGGACCAGGAGTGTCCGCTTTGCATGAGCAAGCAAGTTTGTTGCGAAGACGAAAGACAAGGTGCGAAAGAGTCGTGCTTTGTTGTGTCATTACGTTTACGTTTCTTTGGTTATTACGTTTCTTTGCTATTGCGTTTTACGCATTACAACACATAATCCTGTTCGTCTATTTCTGGGGGGCTGTATTCGCCCTTTTCAATTTGATTCTCGATTTCCACAAGAGCCTTGATGAGTTGTTGAGCTAAAGCGTCGGTCGTTTTGCGGTTATTCCCTCGTGAAACTTTACCTTCGCTCTTTTTGCCTTTCTCACTCTTCATACTCTTAATTGCAGCGGCAACCTCAAGCATCGGCTCTGTGAATTGGAGTGCTTCTGTGCCCTCGTCAAACGTCACTAGACCAGCATCAACAAGCCGATTCACAAGGCCCATTGGCTCTTTATAGACCTCGGAGCCATCGAACGCTGGCAGTGAAGTCCCGAGCAATTGGTTGGCGAGCTCGCGTCCATCGTTGATTGTGAGCAGACCAGCACGGGTCAAAGCGCCAACGGCCTTATAGAAAGTCTCTTTGTCTCCGATTTTGGATTGACGCGTCTTGATGCGCCATTGATAAATACCGAATTCATTTTGAATCAGTTCGGTTGTGACCTTGCCGTCAAAGGCTTCTTTTTGCGGCTCAAACACCTGAGACTCTGCTACCTCCATGCTCACATAGGCACTTGCAAAGGTGTCATTACCAGCGACGCCAGCGAGCACTGGCGGGATGCGAAACACCTCTCGGATGTCTTCTTTTGTGGTCTTGAGAAATTCTTTATTCATCAAATCTTCATGTTGGGGGTCTCGAAGCTTGAAGTATTTCAGTTTTGGGGTTGAGCTACTGTTTGCATTGAAGTCTAACGATAAATCAGGCGTCACTTCCAAGTGAATGAATCGATTGAAATATTTCGGGTCTCTGATTTCTTCAAGGATATGGTCGAGGGCCTGTTTGCTTGCAGTGGTGAGCTTGCCACCTTCTGTCGCAAAGAATCCAGGCGGGATTGCGCCCTGGTCCAGATGGTCAAAATTAATCCACTTGGCCTGATAGCGTGCGGAAACATCCCAGACGACCGCGAGCCACTTTGGAATGCCGTAAACGCTTCCAGCGTAATTGTCTCTGAACCACCAGATTTCTGTTGCGGGAGAATTCGTTTTTTCAATACTGTCTACATACTCGCCGTTCGTGGAATCCATGACTCGCGGATCCCCGAATTCTTTGAACCAGATAATTTCATTCGTGTGTGGGTTCTTGCGTGCGAACTTCCTGAAACGTTGAGCAATGGTTACTGGAATCATCTTGCCGGCCCGTGGCAACATGACAGTGACAGGGTAAGCGTCTTGAAGGTAAGTGACTCGCATGTGCGTTGATGGAATGTAATAAAGGCGCTCGGGTTTTGGCTTTAGCGCCCAATTACCCTGAACGTCTTTCTCTAAATTCTTATCCCGAATCACCTCGACAAAAGCATTGCCTGTGACTTCCCGGTCAAGACGAATCTTTTTTCTCAAGTCAAGAAATGAGTCTTTTTCGTTAACCCGGCTAAAGAAGTCTCGCAGCATGATGCGCTGTGCTTTTTGCGTGTCTCCAGAATCTTCCCCCTTTTCACCTTCCCACACAAAATCAATCAGATTCTCGCAATTATCCACCATGGAATGACAGCACAGATTTAACGTGTCGCACTCCTGATACAAACTCCAAAGCCATTCAAATGGGAATGGAGGCTCAACAAGCAGACCGTTTGGGCCATAATAGCGAGAAAAAGCGTCTTCGTCTTCGTCAGAGCCACGGCGAGACAATAGCGCAGACGTTGCCAACCCATTATCGGCTTTTTGAGACGACGAAACTGCAAAGCTGCGCAGGCGAGGGGCTGAGAAATATGCACGCTCAACGGCAACAATATCTGTTAACGTTTCGCTTTTTTGACTGTTGACTGCCTTGGAAACAGTCACAGCATTACCATTCTTTTTCTTCCTTTTCTTGGACATCTTCATACCCCTCTGTATCAATTCGAGAATCATCAATTTTGGGAACCGGCCAATTGCCTGTTACTGGCAAAACGAGCGCTTGAATTTTATTGTTGAAGCCATTACCGAATGAGTTTTTGACCATAATCGGACTTTGTGGCCTGTGTGGATGACACCAGAAAGTCACGGCTTTCCATGTCTCATTGATAAAGTCGAAATACTTGGTCTGCATTCTTAGCCAGCGAAGGCGAAAGCTTCGAGTGTTGGGGAGCTTGAAACAGACGACTTCAAGCCCTCCAACTTGGTCTATTTGAACGGCAATCGGTGTGAGTTTGGCAAGTTGTGTCGGCTTGGTTTGAATAGCAAGCTTAATCTCTCTGTCAACCCATGCGTATTCTGGTCCGCTGGCATCAACCCGGACAGAGAAAAATGTCTCTGGCACCCATCCATTGAACAAGACATGCCCATTGAACCATATATGCTTATTGCCCCACAGTCCTCGTTTCCAAGAGACTGTTGATAACTCTGATGCCCTGTTGATAGGTCGTGAATTAAGAGGCAATCCTGTTTGTAAGCGGTTGACAGAATCCAATAGCCTTTGTGCTTTACGTCGGCCCTCTCGTGTCAGAAACGTGCCTTTTCTATTCACAAGCCCAACATTTGCGCACTTGTGGAGCGATTGAAAGTTCCACAATGGATTGCGCCCCTGGGCCATGGTCAACAAATTCTGATAGTCTTCAGCATTCAATTCTGTGATTATGTCTGGCATTTAGTTGTTAGCCTTTGCCTGTTCATTCGTTGAGTTTTGTGGGCTTGCCTTATTCTCTTGATACTCTTTCACTTCGTCTTCGGTCGCTGGTCGCATGGTAACAGCAGTGCTTTTACCCAAGCTTTCACCAGTTGGCGAAAAGCCGTTAGATGTGAAAGTCACCTCTCGAACCATGAGCGTATTGTTTACGACGATGAATTCTTTCAATTAACGACCACACCTTTTTTCAATTTGACCTTGCCGCTTTTTTTAACGGCCTTCCTTGTGCATCTTTCCCTTGCATGGCGAGCCACGCTGTTCGTTCTTGAATAAATGGTGGAAGTTTCAACCTTGCCCGTTCGTCAAGATTCTGGCTTATGCCGACATGATGGAATATGTTGTTGTTTGTGATTTTAAACGGCCAGAATCCCTTCTCGATGACCTTGTGATAAAGCCAGTCGTCTCCACAGAATGTGAAGAATTCTTCAGGAATTGGAGAGTCAACAACCAAGCTTCTCCTGATTGTGAACGCCCACCCTTCTCGCATTGGCAGAAACGATACTTTTGGCGCATCTGTTGGAGGCTGCACAAGTTTTGGATTCAATATCGTGTTCGGGACCACAAGCCCGCATGAAGGAAATGCCTCGAATGTCTGTAGAATCATCTCGAAAAATTCATCATGGATAATGATGTCGTCGTTTAACACCGAGACGAATTCGTTTTGAGCGAGTTTGATGCCCAAGTTCCATGAAGCGTTGACACCTAAGTTTTTCTTTTGCGGCAAATAGCGAATATTCAAGGCATCGCTGAATCGTTCACAAATGGGCTTGCAAACATCTGTCTCGCTATTATCGATCACAATAATTTCAGTTGGCTTAGTGATGTTCATTTGGATTTTTTCAAGCAATTGCCCGAGCCATTTGTCTTTGATGACCGGGATGACCACAGACATTCCAGAATCCATGCCGTCGTGTTCAACGACCATGTTGACCCGACTTGCAACTGCTGGGGCGCTTATCGGACATGCCGCCTGTGGTGTCGCATAATCCACTTTCCACAAGCCAGACAGAGCCATGTCTTGGATGACTCTCAAAACGCCCGGAAACGCTTCTGTCGCGTCGTGAAAAATCACTTGAGCATCAGCCTTCAGTTTGCTCCAAAACGCCAGGAGCACAAGGAACGTTAACTCGTATGGGTGCGTGCCATCGCAATCACCATCAATATGGAGGATGTCAATTGAACAATTCTCGAACTTCTTTGCTGCAACTTCAGCCTTTGCTTGATGGAATTTAACGTGCTGGTCTTTCTTTGTGAGCACCAGCGCTTCATTCTTCGGGAACGGGTCAATCAAGTGGAGACGCCAATTTTGATAATTCTTCAACGTGTCCATAAAGATGCGAGCGGAACAGCCATATCGAACGCCAGCCTCAACAACAAGGGTTTGAGTGTTGCGAGCCCTGTTCACCTCAAGGCGATGGTGGATAATATCTTGGTAAAAAAAAGCATAACACGCCATGTCAACAGCATGTGGCAAGGCTAACCAATCTCTCTCGCTCATACTAAATCTTTGCACTTGTTGCGCACGGCTTGACTTGAGCATGATTTTAGCCCCCAATTGTGAAACGCTTTTGACGCGTGTTGCTCGTAATAGATATCTTCTTCACTCGGAAATTCGCTTTGAACATACCAGGGCATATGCCTTGCCACATACGGCGCACCTGTCCGGACCCCATGAAGCGAAAAGTGAGAAAAAGACGTATAAAGCGCAAACGTAGTGTCAACTGCTGCGCTGTAAATTGGCACCCCATCAAGCTTTCCAATTGGTCGATTCCAGAATTGAGACTCCCACTCACGGACCATTGGAGCAGCGGCATAGTGGTCAGGAATATCGTCAATTTTCAACCCGAGGCCAATTTTATGCGGACATCCCAGATAGTCAGCCACCCCCAAAAGAAACTCAACAACATTGTCCGGACATTCGGCAGACGGCACAACATCAGGGTCCGTATAGACAAATGGAGCATGAATCATGTTTCCTGATTCAGACCAACACCAAAGGGCTTTTGACCCAAGATTCTTGCGCAAATAAACGACTTCCGCTATTCCTTCCAATTGCTCATAGTATTCGAGCAAGGGCGGATATGTGGAGGCGTTGTCCAGGATAATGAGGTTGCGATAGTCTCGCTCGTATAGCCAAGTGACAAGTTCACAGAGAGACGCTGCCCTGTCCCTGGAGTTGATTATGACGGGAATTGATTTTGGGTCCATATTGATGCCTTATTCCTTCACTTTCACAACCTTATTGCTTCACTTCCACAACCTACTTTCACTCAGCACTGGCTCATAGTGTTCTCGATAAATCGTATCCATATTGTAATTTTGCCTGATGTGATTTCTCACTTGCCAAGTGGTGTCTTCGCGAGCTCTACTCACAATCATTCGAGCAATCAGGCTATAGTGCTCACGTTCATTTGCTGGTTTGAGTGGCCTTTCGCCAGAGCCAAAGTTACATGCAAGCCCATTGTTGCCAGCAATCTCAGCCATCATTGGAAGGGAACGATTCAACACAGGGAGAGCATTTCCAGCCAGACTCGCTTCGGGAAAGGTCAAGCCAAAAGCTTCTCCCTGTGTCGGGTAAGCGAACAGAGACGAATACTGCATCAACTCTCTCACAACCCTACGGGGGGTGGCATTCGTGAAGAGTGGAGCTATACGGCTCATGAATGAAAACTCTTGCTCGCTCAGTCCATTGCGTTCCGCAATTCTCATATATTGGTCCGAATCCTCGCGGGAGCCCCAACCAGCCCAAGAATCCACAATTAAGCAACATACAGAGAAGCCCTTCTTTTTGATTGATTTGAACGTGTAAAGAAGCTGCTTGACGCCTTTGTCAGATAGTCTTTCAGCCGCGGCGGGATAGATTTGAACGAATGATGCTGTATTCAACGCTGGCAGTGAATCGACAATCGCCCATGTTTCAGGCAAGAAATCAAAATGTGTTCGCAAGTCGATAATGTGGGGAATTACCCGGACATCGCTGTTATCTCCACCAAAAAGCACAGACACTTTGTCTCTGTCTGTCCTATTCGGATAGATGACTTTATGGTTCGGGCCATAACGCTTAATGTCCCACCAGTCAAACGGTATGACCGGGATAGAGTGTATCCAGTGGAGACAAGGGCGTCTAATAGCGTCTTGTGAGTAAAGCCTTAGCGCTTCAGCTAGTGGCATGTTTGGACTCGTGAGAATCCAATCATGGGTGAATATCACATCAAATTCAGAGAGCGTTGCCAAAAGCAATTCTGACAAGGACTCAGCAAATTTTTGATGCTCTTCTGACAAGTCGGTCTGCGTCACATAAGGCTTGGGGTCGAACTTGGGTATAACATTACGAATCACAAACGAGTCTTCAAGAGCTTGTGCATACGGCGCTTCCAAACTCCAGGACGTGTCACAATCCTCTCTCACAAACAACGTCACGTCATGACCATAGCGCAACATGGCAATGACTTGATTACGCACTACATGAGTCAGGCTGTAAGCGTCGTTGAATGAACGAAAGTTTGTCAGGATTGCTATTTTCATAGAGTCTATCTCGGGTTGTTCTCTATCCAAGCCCTATTGTATCCAGCACGTATTGAGCTCGCGCAGCAGTTGAGTGATTTGTTTTGTTGAAGACGAAAGATTCAATGACGAAGGGTTGACATGCACCTGGTTTGATTAACAACGTCTGGATATTCTCTTTCAACTCTTCATAATCATCAAACCACATTGTCATCGGCGTAGGCTCGACCATTCTTGTCGGCATTAATTCAATCAACGGTATTCCACCAGACGCCATGACTTCCCAATGGCGCGCACAATCTGGGCCAGCCCCCACGAGAGACAAGCATATTTTTGAGTTCGCCAATACATCGAAATATCTAGGATCATGTGCGCAATAAGGCAGAGTATGTTTTGACCAAACGGCATCTGGCTCATTGAACAGTCGGCCACCGAAGACAAGCGTTTTGTTTTTGAAATCAGACTCAAGCCTATCGAGAATTCTTTTTCTGTTTGGATACAGATTCCCAAGAAACGAAATGTCTATCGGCCTGTCTTTCAATGGCTTAAGTTGCTTGCTGTTCAACCCTGCTTGAGCGTAATACCTGTCTTCAATGGCGAAATTCATGGGATGCACGGTGTTGTGATAATCGCCATAATCTCCGAGATAATCTCTCAGAAATATATGGTCGAATCCACGGCTCAATTCAGCAAAAAACTTGTCGTGATTATCAAGCCCATAGACCATAATGGATGGAACGTTTGGGAAGCGTGAGTCTCGTAATGGACCAGCCCCACAAAGACACTGAATGAACAAATGCCACTGCCTATCTTCGTATGGCATCAAATAATTTGCCTGATTATCGTTAACGCCACAAACGAAATGCCCGAGATTACGCAATCCCTGGACTATTGTGGCGTCCATATAGGAATAATTCAGATGTGCCTGGACAAGTATGTTGAGTTGTTTCATGATGTGTAAGTGATACTTTATTTTGCGATTGTCTATTTTTCAAGGGTGGCCGTAAAAAACATGTTGCCTTTAATCCCCATAAATCAGCCGTCGATATCCGTTTGGCACCATGTATTTTGCAATCCACTCTTGGAACGGAATAATGACAACGCTTCGAGCGCTTGAACTTGCATGGATAATGGCAAAAGCACCTTTCCATTCGACCACACCGAGGATGTGATTCACGCCATACGGGTCTTTCGCATCTACTTTTTTCTTTAGTCCACCCTTGCTTGTCGGGATGTGCTGAAAAATCAGGTCGCATTTGCGATTGTCTTTGCCATAGTCGGCAATCGCTTTACTTTGCCAATCGTTTTCGCCCTTATAAATTCCAGAAGCCGTGGAGCGTCGCTGCAATTTCTTTTTTGGAATGCCACCCTGTTCAGCGGCCCGGTCAAACAACAATGAGCAATCAACCTCATCGTCATCGTCAACCATTGCGCCAACAGTGCCATCTTTATTAACTCGTAAAGGGCTAATGTATGCAGGGTGCGCATAATAAATGTCGAGCAGTGCTGTGTGTAACGCGGCTTCATATTGTGGGTGCAAAGCTAAAGCAGTGTTGACCGGAACAAGCCCACTAAAACAGCCGACCAGACAGCAGATTGCCAATGATATACAAAATGATGCCGTAAATGATGACCGGGCCATAAGGCGCTTTCTCCTCGATGATTTGAAACCAATTCTTCTCTGTAATATATTCAAAGAAGTTGACGGCCCACCCAAGAATAATGACGCCAGCGAGCGCCATAATTGAGCCCACACACAACTTTCTGAGCGCTGCAAGATTGTCAATCTCAGGGAAAGCAAGTGTGCTAATGAACGTCAACGCCACAATAACAATGCAGCCCACAACAGAGGCCTTAATCAACCGGCCCGTCATTTTCTTCTCGCCAGAATCCCAAGCCATAGGATTATTCCTTTCAGCCCTTAAAATAGGAAATAAGTGCGATAATCAACGAAATTATGCCAATGGGTATCGCCAAATAGATGCCAGCGGCCTGATGCCACTGTGGTTTATTGATGGCCTCTGTTTCGCTTTGCCTTTGCCGCTCAGCTTCAACGCCATTCTTTGTGGCCTTCCATGTCTCCACTGCCGTAATTCTGTCCTCGTGCTTTATCCTGGTGTCACGGCAGAAACAATCAAAAGCATTCAGCGCTTTTTCAAACTTAGCCTGATTCTCCAAAACAATCTCAACCCGAGTCGCAAGCACCCGGACTTCAGTCAACAACTGAGAGACTAAAGAAGAATCGTTCGGAGACGCATTTGGGTCAATTGGATATGGACCGGCCATATTAATTGGTCCTTTTTAATGAATTTTGATGGTCTAAATTAGCAATTGCTCTCCCGCAAGAGGCCACCCGAGATCCTTTACAAGTGAGTGTGTGTCCGGTAACCATTGCATAGAAACTCCATTAAACCTCAAAACCCCAATGAATGACCTTGGCGCGAACAGCCATTCTTGTTGTGTTTATCGCTGTTCCACCTTGAGCGGTTCTGAGTCCGAAATACGCTGGCTCAGTCCAGTCTGTCCTAGATACCGTCACAGCATCTATCCAAACGATACCATCGAGTGAGTAGGAATATATTCTATTGGTGCCGTTATCAGTGATCCTCAAGAAAAGTAAATGTTCCGGGGACAGTATGATTCCCGCCTGATTTATGGTGTATGCGCTGTGGTAAGAGAATGAATCGTTGTATCGATAGCAAACGAGATCTAAGGCTCTGTCGCCAGAGGTGGAGATCAACATGAACGATATATTACGACCCGGACCCGAACCATAATTGAGGGTCAACCCCAACCTTTGAGTAGACAAGGGCAAGATGTGATCTATTATAAAACCTACTGTCCAGATGTAGTTGCTGGTCTGCGGAAGAGCTTTTATCCAGATGCAGGCCCTCTCAGATGTAGAATTATAACCACCCTCAGACATCAACAGACCATCACCGTGATCTACGAGAGTCGATGAAGCCCCGCCATTAAGTTTACTGAACGTCGCCGCTGCTCCTGGTTTGCTACACTGAAATCCCGGTAACAAAGGATTCCATGCCCCGCCATCGTAAGCTGGTAGATATCCATTTTGAGGTAGAAACAACTTTCCTGAGTTAGATGCCTCTGGTCTGCTTGCCTGAAGATCCGACAAAACAGAAGACTCTTCGCTGCCGCTGCCGCCTGGAATTAAAAAGGAGCTACCCATTTACGACTCCTTCCAATGCAGGACGTTTCCTGCTACTACAATTCTCGTGGTAGCAATAGCAGTTGCGCTCTGACTGAACCAAAAACCGTAGTGCGTAGGTGCCGGATTAATGAAATCAGTCACCGAAGTAGTCTGATATTCCTGCCACAAAACACCGTCTCTTGAATATGAGAAGTGCAGCGTTTCTCCGTCAAAATAAATCTTGAAAAACGCAAACCTACTCAGAAATATCTCAGATTGGGTGATCGTATAACCAGCACTATAGGATGCGATAGTGTTCCACTTGGCAGATCCTACGTTTACTCCTCTATCTGTAGTCTGGGACTGTATTATGAAGGTTACGAATTTGGTTCCATCAGTGAGGCAAATTCCAATCTGTTGATAGTTAAGGGGGATAAGGAAAGCAACTTCTACACCAATTTCCACAGTGTAGTTTCCTGCTGGGAGTGCTTTGACTATCGCAGTGTTTACAAAGCCCGTGGAAGCTATACCCATCTCTTTAAACGAGATTCCATCGCCGTAGCCTGCTAGAGTAGTTTCTGCCCCACCACCATGCTGAGTAAGTTCACTCAACACCGGAGGTTTCGTACATTCAAAACCCCACAAATTCGCTTTCCATGCTGCTCCGGTATCGTATGCAGGAGTTGGGCCGTTCGTAGGAAGAAACAGACTACCGGCGTTCCCTGCTGCCGGTCTGCTTGCGAAAGCCCCGGCAGAAACTCCGCCGCCTCCGTTACTGCTTGGTAAAACTAAAGAACTTCCCATGATTATCTCCTACGAAGAAAGCAACCCGCGCATATTACAGAACAGACCTGATGTCGTTGAGTCTGCAATCAATAACGGCTTAGATACAGATGTTGGAGTAGCAGTATGAGGATCTGTATCCGTCAACGCTCCGGCAGTAGCATCAGAAAGAAAATAAACAGTCCCATCAGTGAGTCCTGTTAATCCGCTGACATGGCCAAACAAAGTTATCACGATTGTAGACGTATCCGGAACAGAGGAAACTATACCGTAGACCTCTGCGTTATCTGCCGAATCCGCTTGCGCTTTAGCAAAAGATCCGGAAGTCCTCTTGAGAACATCCCCAACAGCAAAGCCGTGATCTGCTTGCGTGAATGTTTTTCTGATTGCAGAATTCGAGACCCTAGAACCAGCAGCAAGCCAGCGAGTATTACCAGCATTTCCCGTGATGCATATCGAGAGATCGTCAGGAGTATATGCTCCTCCATCTGCTTCATAGCGATACCACTGGTCAGTTTCAACGCAATATACATGCGTCTCTTCTGAACCAGTTGCCGCTTTCATCGCGGCTAATGTGTCGTATCTTGTGTGAACGCTTAAATTCGCCATGCCTAGACTCCACCTTTTTCAGTCGCCAGACCTCTATTTCTTAATTACTCCAATTGACTTCAAATCTACTTCTTTACCCGCTGCAATATCCACAACCGCAGTTTTGATTGCTTTTGCAGCGTCAATTGTTTTGGAATCGACTTTTTCGACTTCACACTTGGCAAGCGCAGCCACATCTTCAATCTTGAATCCAAGAGCTTTCAACTTGCAGTTTTCATCTTCAAATCTCTCAAACAGATACTTCTCTGTGGTGTCTGGTTTGTCTGTTGCGACTTCCCTGATCTCCAGGGAGGGGATGGGATCGACCAATTCTGCGAGTTCAGAAGCTTTGGAAGGTTCGATCTTGTGCGGTGTCTGCTCCCAATAATACTGCGTATCTAGCAAGCCTTTGAAAGCTGCCTCGGTTTTGGGGTCGTTTGGGAACAGGGCTTGTATATTGTCGTAATCTGCTTTCGTATTCAGGAATTTCGGAAATCCTCTCATTATATATCTCCTATGCCGCCAATGCGATGCCGTATTTGTGGGAGTAAGAATACTGTAGGCGTTGACGTTCTGAGTCAGAGTAAGCTACTGTGTGAAGCCCAAGCGTAGCAATAACTTGGGATGCGTTTGTGTATGTAGGTAATATCGTCATATTAGTTATATTGGGGAGACTTGTCGGTATCGTACTATTTATTGCCCCAGAAATTGCAGCACCATTTATCCAGACTTTCATACGGTTGTTTGCGCTAAGAGATCCGTCATAAACCGCAATAAGAACCATAGGGGCCGTGCTTGTATAGTCCCACGCCAACCAAGAACTGCTGCTAGACGGTATAAACAGTTTACTCTGACCAGCAGCAGAAAAAGTTCCTAATGACATAGCGTAGGATGTTATCCATAAAGTATGTCTTTCATCGTTGAATTGTCTGAACTGACCCACAAAGAAAAGGGAACATTTTGTCAACGCATCAAGACCGGAAATACTTGCGTTTGATAGATATTGGGCCGTTCCGTCTACGTGTTCTAGCGTGGGCCTTGAATTTATTTGAGTAACATTATAAGGTGGCCTCTTCGCAGCTTCACTCTGACTTGCATGTCTCCCGTTGCCACTCTGGTCTTTCCATAGACTCACTTTTCCATCGACCGTATCTACTTCCCGGTCTGCTTCAAGCCACAGAGCGCAGCCAGGAATCATTAAAGGAGAAAATGGTTCATGTAGTATAATCGCCATGATCCCCTCCTATGCCAGATTCGTGCTTAACGAACACTCAATAAACGTCGATGAATGCACGATGTATTTGAGCGAATCAACTGCGCTGGCCGTAGTCGTAAGCTCAGGATCAACTCCAGCCGTAAATTTGTAGACTGAATCAAAGGATAGCGATCTGCTTCCCGTACCATCCTGAATTATTCTGATGAAACCTGACTGACCTACGGTTGCATTGATAGGCGCTGCTAATGCCCTATTGCCACCGAGCGTCACCTGAAAGTTCGTCCCTGCTGAGAGATTCGGAGTAATATTTGCGGAGTCTTCAAGTGTCACAATCTGCGCCGCTGATGGTGCAGCACTTCCACCACCAGACATCTGTGCCACAATTCTAGGGGGCGAACAGGCGCGGGAGGAACCGATTGCGTTTGTAATCCAGCGATAAAAACTCTCATCACGAGATCGCGATCCACAAAGTGACCCATAACTGTAAATACCACCCGCTGATTGCTTAACATCTCCATAAGTTCCTTGTTTATTTATTGCTCCTTTATTACTTCCTACTGCGTGCCAAGACCACCCTGGGCCAACATCTCCGCTTGGGTTGCCGCTGGTCACTGTTTCGGGTTCTCCGCTTACAACAATTTGATGCGTATGGTTCGCCGCTCCATCAAAACGATAAGATTGTTCATCCAACCACTGCCACATCACTCCACACATCATCTCGTGGCCGTAATTGCTGACCATCCTGCGCGCTGCTGTGTCGTAGCCAGCTTTCATCGCATAGACATTCCATTTATTCGTAGCTGTGTGGCCTGTGGTGGCGGTGAATGTAACTGTCACCCCATTCACGATTGTCTGAGCGGAACCTGTGATCGCAACGCCTGTGGTGTAACCCCCGAAAGAGCCCCCGAAGACTTTAGATCTCCACTTAAAGGTATCAGGCGTTCCTTCGGCATCAATCTCAATCTCAATTTCAACATTATTAGCGGTGAGGCCAGCCGCCGATACAGCCATGTCGTTCAGGCCCGCGCCGGTGAAAAGCAGTGTTCCGATCATGCCTGTGCGGACGGGATCTTGGGAACCATAGATATTTGTCTGCTGATTCGATCCTTCAGCGGCTTCTTGAAACTCATGATCTCTCAACATCTGGCATTTAATCGCTGAGAAATCATCATTAAAGTCAAGCCATGACCGTGTATCTGAAATCACCGCGTTATATGCACTCGCAGTATTTGCGCCAGTGCCAGACGGAGGATAAATAGCTACCCATCTGCGTTTTGGCGCAACATAAGCCATGCCTTCTTGCTGCCCATCTGCCCTGAAAGTCAGATCCCAAACAGAGGTAGGAATGATGTCGCCAGCTAGATATCCTGTGAGTGGATGACTCGCTATAGTCCCGATATCGCAACATTCACAATGCCATCCTGCGACTTTTCTGCTTGTATCAGCAGTGTAACCGTCTGGCACTGTAGAATTAGCAGATACCTTCCAGACAGGGGTATTCCCGCTCGCTGGTTGACAAGCGTAAACATAGCCATTCATACCAGCACGAGCAGCAGCAACCGTATAATCTGTAGGTGTCTGTGTGTCCCAATTTGCAGCAACGGAAAGATCAAGAGAAGGGGCTTCTGTCCATGAAAGGTTCATGTCCCCTACACGAACATTTCCTCCCTCTGGCCCTTCAAGTGTGTATCTGTCTGCTGCTGTAGTAACTGTTTTTGCTGCCCAAACGCTACTTGCAGTATAGTGAGTAGGATGAAAGATCCCCGCCATCAAACTTTTGAGCATTGCAGGAGTAACTTCGGCGTCGTTAAAGATTAAGCCATCATCAGGGTTAATCTCGTAAGCGTTCCCGGTTTCTGTATTAGAACCAGCCAACACCTCGGCATCCATCTGAGCGCCGCTGACAAGATCTCCAGAAACAACGGCGTCAGAAGCCTCAACGCTCTTCGCTTTTATATCTTTATCTACTCCGGCTTCCCATGCTTCCCCGGTGTAAACAGGTATCGAGCCCTCTTCAGTAGCAGAAGGCATGCTTGAACCAGGCTCAGATTGTGTGGTCCCTGGGGGTATAAGAATGTCAATATTGCTCATATTAATTCTCCAGGCGAAAGGGTCGCAATTGCTGGTTGTGTCGTAATTGCTGGTTATGTCGTAATTGCTGAGCTGTTTTGTCTAAATCAAATTATGCCTAAGCCACTCTGCTTAATATCGGCAAACCCACATTGTCATCAGCAGACGCTTTGGTGCCCCACACATAAACGTTTGTCGTCCCGTCGCCAGTAATTGTCATTGAGTGATAGTCTTGAAAGTTTGTCCGAACAAAACGGGTGCCGTTGGGCCAGATGTCAGCGTTGTCTGTATCGCCGTTATAGACAATTGTGATGTCGTTGCCACTCTTGTTGTAAACATCCAGATACCGATACGCTGCCAGCCCATCTATTGTCCCAGACGGCAATGTGTCACCGAACAACAATACAGGTGTATTTGTTCGTGGCTCATCACTCACCAACACAACATCAGTCTGGTCAGGATGCGGATATTTTTTGACTGCAACCGGCCCAATTCCAGGCCCCACAATCTCGCTTCCAATTACAACCGGCTTAGTTCCATCATTTCTTACTGTGGGCATAATTACACCCCATAATCAATTATTTGGGCCTTTGTAATTACCAAATAGGTAAATGTCAAGGCGAAAATGAGAAGTTGTTTATCAATCAGGTTAGCTCGAAAGGCAAAAAAGAGACGACAAGAAAACAATAACCCTTGTCGTCTCTTAACTCGTCAGCCCGATTCCCTTTAGAAACTCACACACAATATTGTCGGCGCTTCGCACCCAATATTTTATCGCATCAACAGCGCCTTCAGCCGTTGACCAAACAGGCGCGGCAACAAAGCGATAGGCATATTCAAATGTCGGCTCGTGACTCCCGCCTGTGCCCTGGACAAAATAAATGATTCCATCGTAGCCGGCAGATGCACCAGTTGGATTCGCGAATGTCCTGTCGCCGCCAAGAGTGATTGTGAAATTGTTTGAAGCTGAAAAGTCAGGCGTAACTGTGGCCGCATCTGTCAGTGTTGTAATGGTTTTTTTCAGCTTGAGACTGTCACTGGACTCTTTTGCGCCAATTTGTGTTTGGATAGCGCCTGTCACTCCATTAAGATACCCAACCTCAGTTGTGGAGACATCGGTGGGCCAGTCAGATAAATCGGCAACGGCCAGTGTGAAATCGTCTATTGTGTCCAGTGCCTTTTGAACAGTGTCGTCAGACGAACTCAAGATTCCGTCAAAGTTTGTCGTCACTGGAGCAATTACGCTTGCTGGATGACCGTCAGTGTCTTTTCCTGTTATTGCCGAGTGAGCATGAGAATGCCCATCCATAGAGAAAGCAGTCTCCACCCCAGCGTCATCTTGATCGACCCAGCCCGTTGTTTTTGGGTAAAATCTTCGGGTGCCTGTCGGTGCATTATCTCCAGGAGTCGTTCGTTCTGTTCCGACAAGCAGCGAAGAAAGAATCAATTGCGCAAGCTGAATCGAAGCAGCAGTATGAAAATCCTGTGGCAAGTTGAGCGTGATCAAGCCGTCAGTAATAGTGACTGTAATTCTGTTTGTCGTTCCAGCAAGCGTCTTCAATTGATATCCGTTTGAAAACGTAGGAGCGACAGCAAGCAGCTTGCCAGCATCTCCAGAAACAGGAATATCAATCGTCTGAAGATTGTCTTTCTCTGCTTCTGAAAGCATCGCCGCCGGAATGTATTTGCCGCTCCACGGATTCTTATGCTCATGCTCTGCTAGGTTTCCAGATTCATTGTCTGTGTCTGAATAAGTGTTTCCGAGCGTAACCCTGTAAAGCGTGGCATTGAGCGAAGCCCCACTGTCTGGAGTGATCGTCACGACGGTATTATTTACATCGACTTCAGCAGAAACTACGGTCGCCTCGCAGCTACCCGAGGTCATTATACACGTTATTCTCTGTCCCTTTTTGTAGTTGGGAGTTTTATCGCCTGAAACCTTGAATGTCGTTGTCGAAACGTAGCTTGCCATTATCATGATAGTTCACCTAGCATTTGCTTGAGAAGTTGTAAACGTTTATGCTCCAGGAGATTCGCCTTCTACTTCAGTTACAGTCACGCCGAATGAGTAAGTTCCAGAAGACGAGCCGACATTTAAACATTTCAACGTTCCCATGAAAGTGTAGCCTTCAGGAACAGTGTATAGAGTAGTCCAAGACTCGCTTGCACTATCACAACCTACTGAAACAGGAACAAAGGTGCTGCTGTTTGAGACTAGAACAGCCAAGCCCATCAAAACGAAGGCCATCGATGCCGTGACTTCTGATACTCTTATGTCCTGCCCAGCGGCAGCTATGATTGATATCTCTTCAGAAGCGCCCGCATCTAACGAGGCTTCATCTCTCAACAAACCATAATCTGAAACTGCATCAGCCATTTTTCTTATCTCCTATTATTCACTGTAAGAGTAAACTTCAAAATATCCCTCAGAAACGCCTTCCCATTCGCCCTCAACCTCTTGAATCATAGAATTTCTCACGGTTGCGGGATGCGAAAAAAACCATCTCACTGGATGCGAATTGCTCATCACTGCTTCGGCCCCGGCAGTTACGAAATCGTGTAAACAAACCTCTAACGAGGCTCCGCCATAGAGCGTCACTTCAAGGCCAGTAACATCTGTCGAGCCAGACATCAGGGTAACAGCCATTTGAGCTTCGTGGGCATTAGGTGAAACTGCTTCTATCAAACTTGTGTTGTCTGCTTCGTCGCTTGAATTTCCGGCAATCCATGGAGCATCTATGTGTTTTCTCGGATAATCCCACGTTCCTGGCTGACGCATCTGATGCTCTAGATTCCAACCAGTGTTTATGTAGATTACACCGAGATACACGAAATCATCAGTCGAATCTGGAATCATTGCCAGCCAATCGCCAGCTAGAATTTCTGTCGTTTTGTCGCCTACGATAGTCACATAATCACCTGATGTAGTGACCGAAGTCGCTATGTCATACGTGTAACCATCGTAAGCATCATAGCTGATTTTCATCAGCCTATATGAATTCCACTGGTCCGCCGCAGTAAGAAAGTCATCATTCGCAACCTCATGATCTAGGTGGCTACCTATTTCGACACGAGTGCTGCCGCTCACGTAAGAAGAAGCCTTCACATGAATATAAGGCAAAATCAGAAGCCCAGGACTCGACGGATTTCTTAGAAACACAGAAAACCAGGAGTCGTTCGGTTTGCCTCCAGAAATAGCAGAAGAGATCGTAACATCAGTATTTGATGCTACGGTGATTTTTGTTGTCGAATGACGTTCGTATTCTCCTCTGTGTCGATATCCAAGAGCGTAGTAGTCGCCTGCCTGGAGTGTTAACTGGCTGTCTGATTTGAAGAGAACAGGCTTGGGACAATACGAATATAAATCAGGAGAAAGAAGAGCTAAGTCTACACCTTTCAAATGCGCTGCAAGCTCTGTAGTAAGCTCAGTCTCATCAACGTCTGTGGGAGTGTAGTTTGCAGGTTCCCAATCAATAACAAGCTTGTCGCCGTCAAGACTTGAGATGCTGACTGTTGACGTTCCCCCTCCAGACCCTTTTAGCATAGTAGCAATTGAGTAGATCAAAGGAAGAGAAGCGCCCCCACCGCCTGTCCCACCAGCGGGTATCGAATACTCAAATCTATCTCCAGAAACAGACCATGTGGGCACCTGTCCTTCTGCTGACGGAGTGCCGTAAACATCTTTAAGATTCTGAAGTGAAAGATCAGCGGCTTCAAGAGCAGTCCCTGCAACATTCTTTCTGACTATCTGATTCGCTGATGGATTAATGGCAGCAAGAGTCCCGTCGCTTCCGGCAGTCACTATACCTTGAAGCGAAGAAAGGATCGCATTCGAGAACTCTGGAGTCGAGTCTGTAGCTATGCTCTGAGGCAGAGAAAGGGTGATTGTGCCCTCTGCAAACGTAATCGTAATTTGATCGGAAGTCCCGAGCAATTCTCGTTTTTCGACATCAGTTCCAAGCGAATTGATACACTGAATGAAGTCCGCAACCGAAGCGCCTACGGCCCCCATAGAATTGAGTCTAGTGGCTACATCATCATCAGTTATCAGACCAAAAGCTTCGTCAGGATGGAAGTGGTCTGCCTGATTAGTTCGGCCTGTAGTAGTGTTATTAAAAGTAGGGCCGCGTAACACTTCAGATAGGTTTGAGGTGATGAATTCTTCTTCAGTCGTGTAGACTGTAGCTATGGTTTTGTCTGTCCCAGCATCGTAAAGAATAGCCAAAATTTTAGTATAGAGATCATCGTCTGGAGTCTGAACCAAAATGATCTTCTGATTCATGTTCAAGAAGTTTAACTGATCTCCTTCAACTGAAAACTGCGCGGAATTGATATATGTTGCTGCAATAGTCATTTGTTACCTACCTGATTGAAGTGTAACCACAAGGAATCTGATGATTGAAACGCTCGAAGAATGCTCTCGGAGAGCGATTTCTGTATATAATGGGATGAACGTTTCTGCCTAAATCGATAGCTGCTTCGTGAAATGCAGTTGTTGGCGCTTCTGGCTGATTATCATAAGTGAATCTCCCAAGAGTGCCGTTATAATGAACGTCATCTGAAATGGAGAACGTCCTCTCTACTTCGTGCGGATATTCTATCCAACGGCCCCATTTGTCGAATTGCAGTTTCAGCGCAATCTCTGGGGGATCTGCTGCTAGTCGAGTAACTTCTGGCAACTCAACATGACCGAAGAAGTTCCCGCCTTCTACTCGATAGATGTCGATAGGTTCGTCTTGAATCTTCACTATCCTGCCTCAACTTGTTCGGGTTCCCAAGTATTAGGAACTACGTTATAGATCTCTGGACAAGGAACAGCAGCGACTCTTCTGTAGGACTCGAAGTGATTCCACTGCCAGTTAGAACCCAAGAGCAGCGTTGAATCCGGGCAATCTTCTGGAACCTCTCTATTTAGATTCTCGTCAGTTCGTCGCCAAACATAGATTGGCCCTTGGCGTGTAAGAATCATGCCCACTAAATCGCCCTCTTTTGCTTCTCCTATCGAAAGAAGAAGCGAATCCATAGTCGAATACGATCTGCCCCCACAAATGCTGTTAGAAAGAAATCCAGCAGCTAATACACTGTCTATGGAGTCATCCTCATAGTTATCAGGATCATAAATGAGGGCATTCTTCGTAAGCGTCTGCGTGTTGTCGCATGGTCCCGATCCACTAGGTATCTGCTTTAGCAGCATTGCAGGAATCTTGCCATCAGGAGCACTACCCCAGAAACATTCAAAGTGATTGTGGCAGAGTCTGCCGCCTAGAGTCCATGTTAGACCGTCTTCTTCACAAACTACCGCACCAGGAGGAAGTCTTCCAACATCTAAATCAGCCCAATTCCAACAGTGCAACGAATCAAATGATGAAAAGAAAAAGCCATCAGCGTCTTTCTGGAATTGGCCGTATAACCATGTAAACGACTCGTACCAAGTCGCCATATAATCAATCCATTCGCCAGAAACAGGATCTTGATAGCTTCTTATTTCCTGATCAAACTGAAGCTGATCATAAACATTGGCAAATGGCGCTTCATCGTAATAGATAGTCTCTGTAGGTCTTCGATAAATTGCTCTTGTATTGGGTATTGTGTGAAGTAAATAAAGCCCATTGTCTAATGCTGTATCTGCTTCTGGAGTCCAAACTATTCCTGATTCGCCGCCGGTGTAGACGATCTCCTGACTGAGTGGCGGGTTGATCCAAATAGATCCAGGAGCGCCAGCACCCAACTCCCATGCTCCAGTAGTTCGCGGCGCAGGCAGCATGTAATCACGCGGGCACGGACTCCAAATACCAAAAACATCGTCTGTCGTTCCTTCAGAGAAGCGCATTAACGCATGAAGCGGTCTCGGTATTAGATAGATGCTGATTTCAACATGCACCGAGTCCATCTTGAGCACTTGCCCGTCAGTGAACTCTTCTTCAGCAGTGCAATTGTATTTAGGCATCCTTGTCAGCTTAAAATTAGTAGTGTCTGAGGTGTCGAAAGGATACCAAAAAAGATTCCTCAACTTGTAATCTGCTTCTTGAACAGAATCTAGGGTAATAGCTGGGTCGCCAAACCAAGCAGATTTCTGAAGCACTTCGTCGCCTGTTCCAGTTTCCCACGGATACGGCTTCTGTGCATTATCAACGCTTGTCATATAGTAAGGAACACCGAATCCGGACATTAGATAATGAGACTGAGCAGTCTGTTCGGAAACTCGAATATGATATCCATTAGGCGGATTGAACCAACGATATCCCATACCCTGAGACGTATGAAGAAACTCTGCCGGAAGCTCTTGTTTAATGATTCTGTAAGCACTCATAGAATCCAGAGCATTGCCTTGATTATCTACCAGTTCAACATTAATGTTGCTCTTCATTGCTCCTGTGGGCATGATCCCATTATTGTCGTTCAAATCTCCCATTGTATAGCGTTCGAGGGGCTGTCTATCATACGGATTGTCCTGATTCCAAAACTCTTCATAAGCATCATCATCTATAGCAAAGGCGTTTTGTTTGAAGTTGAATGTATAACTACCAACCTCGTGAGGATCTGTGATGGTATGCGTTTCATCAGCTTGAAGTGTCTCGTCAACGCGCTTATCCCAAATTCTGAATCCTGAAGGATCACCAGCGTCCCGTTGCGTCGCACCATTAAAGAAGCTGATATCAAGCGTGAGAATAGTTTCGTCTCTAGCGCCCATGGGTTTTGTCGGCCAATCGGTCTGACGCTTCTTCGGCGTTTGGGCTTGCGTTTTCTTCTGAGATGAAACTTTAGGGTCAATAATAATCTTCATGAATCAACTCTTGTCTGGTTTTCTTACCCGAGATTCTTCTGGGATTACCACAAGTCGAACAGGAACAAAGCTTTAGATTATCGGCATAACGTTGAATAAAAGCGTTGTCATTAATGTCTGTTGAATCAAGCCCCCAACAATATTTAATGACATGCTCTGCATGTTTTATCATCCTGTCTCTCTGTGATCTTCTATATGCACGACTTCTCACTTTCTTTATTCCCACAATCCTGGTTCTGCTGAATCCTCAAATAGTCCCGGCTCTAGCGAATCTAAGAAGCCGTCTCTTGTATCTACTCCAAGGCATACCGCAGTTTCATCTACTCCGGCATAGTCTTCTCGCCAGAAAGCAGCATGTTCATAGCAGTCTTTCCAGAGCAAAGGTTCTGAATCCCCAAACCATAAATAACAAGGCACCGGAGATCCGTCATCATGAGCGACATAAACAGGGATATAAAGATTCCGAAGACCTGTAAGTAGTTCACTATCGTTTTTCAATCTGAAGTCGATTTGCGTTTCGCCTACGGGAAGAGTGCCGACGTAACAGTTAGGGTCTTGGTTTCCCATTACGACACGATATACCGCTTCATCTGCTACTTTAGCTTGAAGTAGCTCAATAAATTCTCTGTGAACGAATAGATAACAACCTGTAAAATCAGCTGTAGTATCGTTAACGAACGTCATAGAGAAATCGAACTCTTCTCCGTAAACGTAAAGCGGTATCGAAGGTGAATTATTCTTATTTCCTGCAAATTTCCAGTAGGGCATTATCGACCATCCATCATCCAGAATAGTAAAGGTATTAACACCAGAACGCAGAAAGCAAACGCAAAGTCTGCATAATCTGCGCTCATTCTACTGTTACCCCTGCCTCTTCAAGAATCGACATGAGTTCACTACTCACCTGATTAATGCGAAGCACAAGGCTTCCATCTCGCTCTTGCACGTTTGCTGTCAGCTTTAGCTCAAGGTCTGTATCTACTACACCAACGTTCGCTGTAAGTTTAGGCACTGATGACCCTTCGCCGCCTTGATGTCTCGCTGGTGTAAACGTCATTCTTCTCGGCACCACTTGAAAGTGCCTTGGATCGTCGCATGTAACCATCAACGCGTGTTCGTATGGATTTGAATCGATATCCATGCCAGCACTCGTCATGATAGTGGCGATTTGAAAATAATGATTATACCAATGTTCGTTGGTAGCATGAACGTCAGCGTTGAAAAATTCTAGATCGTATCCTTGAGTCTGGATAATGCCTGTGCGTATCGACTCAGGAACGCAATGACTAATGGGGTATTTAGCACCTGTGCCTGAATTTGTGATTCCGTCCCAACCACCGATGACTTGCTGCGTCGGCCCCTCTTGCAACGCCCACGGAGTAACTAAATAACTCCACGGAGTGCTTGTTGTCCCGTTCATCTTGACATACTGCTCTTGCGCTTGTCCTGGTTTAACATAGACTAGAGCGGTATTTCCGTTTCTCGCAGTAGTAGCAACTTTAAAATAAACACCTACCGCATCCCATCTATAAAGAGTCGCACCGTCGCATTTCAGACCCTCTCCATCACTATGCGTCGTTCCTGTTGACTGAAATGTAATCGCATCAATCTCTCTGATCAACATGCTTACGCTTCCATAGGAGCAATTCAGATTGATCGTCCCATTGACTGAATCATAACCTGAAAACGTAAGCGTGTAGGCAGAACTTGATTCTGGAAGCTCAGTAATTGCGTCGAATCCCTGAAACCATGAATCGAATGGAGTAATCGCATTGCCTTGATCGAGTCGCACAAGCGGGCAGATAGTGAATTTACAATCTTCTAAAACATCTCCCGTGACGTTGTAAGCGTACCATTTCCCGAAATCATCCAGGTCATAGGTAGCATCCACCGATATTTTTGATTGAAAGTCTCTATCGTTGTCTCCTGACAGATCATACGGCTGTAATCCCCAATCAGATTGCGGAAAATAATAATCCAAAGCACCAGAGCCATCAGAAAGATTTGCTCTGGCATTCACGTATTCGTAGCCTATAGATATGATGCATTTGTCACCGTATAAAGGAGCTGTTGAGAACGTAATTGAGACTCCAGGTATTACGTGCTTATTCGCATTTCCGGCAGCAAGACTCACGGTTACAGCATTATCAACATTCCTTAAATAAGGATGATTCACGCTACCATAACTTATATCAAGATAAGCAGATTCGATGGTATCTCCGGCACCCCAGTAGAGCCTTCTGTTAGGATGAAACTTGATTGTGACATCACAAGAAACACCGATATCAATAGTCCCTGCTACTGGTTCTATCACAAATAGACCAGGAAGAGGATCAAAATAACCGGATTCTCCTACCTGAATACGAGTCGCTGATGTGACAAAGCTACCCTTGACGTTATTGTATAAAACTCTGTGAGCGTGTCTCTGAATCTGTGACTGCTGCTCTACTGAGTAGTATTTGGCATACAGATTATAACCGTCAAATGTAGCGTGATTCACCCATCTATCAACACCAAACTGAGCAACAGTAATACAGTTAGCCCAGAGCGGACTCACCGGCGCAACGCTTTTATTGTATCCGTGAACAAAGTCTAATGGTCGTGCAAGCTCTCCGATATAAGGAAGCTGTCCATTGAAAGTCAAAGCGTCTACTAATGCTCTCGTAGTATTCAAGTTCGTATTCGCTTCTGATAGCCATGCTTCTCCGCCTGGAGCATGTTGGCATTCTTTAATCAGCCAGATACCGTTTCCGCCGATTGTCCCTACTCCTAAATGTTTTGGAGAATAAGAATAGGCCATGATTTATATCTCCAGCGACTGAACGCTAAGATCGACTTGAATCATGTTGTTTTCGGATGTAGCAGAGCTACTCGGAGTAGCTCGGAACTCTATTACGCAGACTCCATCAGGATCAAAGTAGCCCTCAATAGCATTAGCGTCTTGAAGTAGTAATTGTCCTGTCTCAGGAGCAATCCACGTTCCGTTTTCAAGTCTTGCGCCTACGAAATCATCTCCGGTGTTCTCCCAAAGCAGCAGCACGTTTGCTCTTGGCCTATCATCGATGTTAGTGATTCGCATGAAAATAGACTCTGAAACGTCTCCGGGGATCACTACTCCAAAAGGCATGATTCTGGTCCACACGCCCGTAGTAGAGTCCAGAATATAACCATACCCCATCTCCCACGAGTCGCCTTCGTTGATGACCGTATTCGTTATCAGTCGAATGTTTGCAATAAACCAGACATATTCCCATTCGTCGTAAGTTGCTCCCAGTGTATATGCAGTTCCCGTTTCGTCTAAATCAGGATGATGTGCGTCGTGAAAATTGATCTTCTTTACTGTGACAGTGATTTGATCACCCGTAACGTCGATCACTTCGCATCGAAATACCCCAGGAACAGGGTATCCATACAAGTCAGCAGACACTATGGGAGCGCCTGAAACGTTCCTGAAATAACAAGTTTCAGAATCAAACCACCCCGAACCAGTAATGCTGAACTCTGTTTTCCATATCTCGTTGATTGCCATAGTCGCCTCTTAAAATATTTACAGCCGCTTGCAACACTTACAACACGTTTCTTAATGAAAGCGTCTGGTCCACATTGCAATCGCTCCCGGTTCCCATAGATGCCTGAAAATCGCTCTTAATCATTCTATAAGTCCCGCCAGTAATTGTCCTGATTGCTGTTCCTGACGCACCAGACACTTGCACCTGGATTGTTGGGATTCTGACATCATAAGCAGTGTCAAGGATTGGGATAAAGACCTTTGGCCGTATCGTGACATTCGTTTTGCGCTGCGATGAACGCAAAAATATTAAGTCAGCAACCAACTGAGCAACAGTGTCTGTTACAATGTCCGGATGTTCGACTGTCGCAGATTTATGAAACTGAATAACTCCAGGCTTGCGAATCTCGTTATAATATCTGGGCTCTTCATCTGCATCTTGTATTCTTGGGTCCGCGACAATTTGGGTTTGGCAATGCATTGTCCCTGAGAGATTATCCCATTCCATTTCAATTTGACGTAACACTGTCTTAGTGACTCGATGCACCTTGCTCATTTTGACACGAGTGGTCATCTCGATAAGCTCTTGAGTAGTGGAAACGTCAGTTGACACCCTGTTTTGACTCTGAGCTTGAATCAATCGAACAGGGCCCGCATAATATGGCTCCCCTGTTTGTGGGATAACCTTTGTCACCACAACAGGCTCTTCAACAATCTCAAGCACGTTGCTGCGTTGGATGCCGTCATAAATTCGGCTTTGGTCAATTGTCCTGTGGAGGACTTCTCTCATTTTCTTGAAAGGCACACCGGGCTCATTAACCAAAGCTCGCTCTGTTTCCGTGGATCGAACAAGTTCACCAGTTTCAGCATATTGGTTCGATGTTGTGTGAGTATGAACTGTCTGCCCGTTTTCATCCATGCTTTCTGTGGCTTCTGCCATTAATAATAGTTGAGTCCGGTCATCTGGATTCTGATAATAAGTTTCACTTTTTAATATTTTATCAACCCTGATTTGGTCGGGTGCGTCTTGCTCGTTGAATCCCTTTTTATAATCACCGTATCGTTTAGCCCCCAAGATGTCGTTCATCTGCTCAACGTGGAAAAAGTTCAACAAATTCTCAATATCAATTTCCATCGCATCTAATTTTGTCAGTTTCAATTCGCCAGGATCAGGCAATTCGACACTGCCAGACAGCGCCCCGCCCTTGATAATCACCTTGTCAATCAAGTCGTTTTGATTTGGACCAGTAAAAGAAAATTCCACGCCAGACATAAGCGCAGAATCATCAATCACTACTGTTTTAGGCTGCTCTTTGTCGTGTGTGTCGCCCGTGGTTTCAAGAATATAAACAACACCCGGATATTCGAGGCCGTTAATGCTTGTGGCCCTGTGAACTATTTTGACCAAAGGATTCCATAGCGCCACGAGTCTGTTGATTGCGTCAATATACGTTTCTCCGCTGCTCACCACAAAGGAATGGTTAATATCAAGATTTGGAACGTTAGTGACAAGCGTATAGCCTAGTGTCTGGACAACCTCGCCACTGCCGCTGTAATACGTATAGCCAAGCTTACTAACCAGATAGCTTAAAACGTCATGATGTTTCGAGCAGAATCGAAGCTCGTATGAGTCTGTCGGCATGTCTGCGCTTGGAAGGTCCGCGTGTTCAATTCGTCTGACCTTGCCGGTTCTGTTTCTGCCAGATTTAATCCAATACAGGGCGTTGTCTCGGAATGTCCATGACTTTTTGCCGCCGGCTAACCTGTTAATCCATGCAGAATTGACAAAGTATAGGGTTTTCTCCGGAGAAGATGTTGGCTCTTCGTTAGCACTTTTGATTCCGCTTGCTGTTGTTACAAGGGAATCGCCCAGCTGAACACCCCACGACGAAATAGCTCCATCACTGACAATGTTTCCATCGTTGCTGGTTGCTGAAACAGTGGACGAATAAAGCTCAAGATCCACGGAAACAACATCAGCATCCTGGACAACGTATGGATCTGTAAACTCTAATGACCAATTGGATTGAAAAGAATCTGCGTCAACAGAATGAGAAAAAGACGAGCCTTGTGGAGCGTCCCCTGTTAGGCCAGAAATCTTGATTTTTGCCTTGATGTCGCCCATCCACAGAGTGCCCCTTATGTAGGATCAACCAGAGTGCCCACAACTTCAAATTCACCGTTATATCTGTCTGTTTTTTGTCCTCGAATCATGTCGTGAGTCAGTGACGGCTTGTCTGCCACCCTGGAAAATTGCGACGTGCCAGGAATGCCCCGAGCGCTTGTAATTCTTGTTTTTGCGATAGAGTCAGAGTGCGCAGTAATTGTGACAGACGATCCACCTTCAATCCAATCTCGAATCGATTCCATTTGTGCTTGTGTCACCCAAAAGACCTTGACTTTATGTCGGCCTTCTGAAGATGTCGTGACAAGACGCGAGACACAATACGAGCCATCAAAAGCTCTTTTAACCTGTGCATTTCCCTTATCTGAAAACTGGTTGTCAATCAACAAGGGATCGTCAAGAGCAATGCTGCCAATTGTCCCGCCATTAGCCATGATTACACTCGCTTGACAGAGCCGAGATTTGCTCTGTTGTCACTGACAAGAATTTCCACTTTCCATAGGGCTTCATTCAATTTGTTCACAGCTTCGCCAGCGCCCTGTAAGAAGGTCTCGCCAGCCTTGGTAAGAGATTCATGCACCTTATCCATGGTTGACTCGATAGCCTTGGGGGACGTGCTACTGGACATTTTATCGAGTGTCTGTTGCGCTTGCTGCTGAATGTTACCTTGGATACCCTGAATGATGCCACTGAGATTATCGAAGACGCTAGAGCCTAGAGCACCTGACGTATATCCTCGCTGTTCACGCGAATCAACAATACCCGCCTGAGATTCCAGATATTTCAACGCATCCATACGAGCGTTCATCGTTGCGCTTTCGGACTGCGATTGAGCCAAGAGCTTGTCGGTTTGCGCCAGTTGAATATCCAATAATGGATTACTTCTTTCGCTTGGCATCAGGCTTGACGAATAATCAGGCTGTCCGCTCTGGCCTGAGACAGTAGGATTGTAACCGGGAAGGTTTGACGATCCGCTTCCTGATCCACCCAAAGCATTTTGCACGCCTGATTGAACAGCACTCGAAAGATCCGCTGTTCCACTGGCCGCACCTTGGCCAGTGTCAAGTTGGCCGGGTTGTCCCGTCTGTCCAGGTGTCTGCCCAAGTCTGCCTTGCAGCGCTTCGGTATTCGCATTGAGAGCATTAATCAACTGATTCGCACTGTCTATCTGAGCCCTGATTAAATTCTCAATGGCTTTCTGTGCTGTCTCAATGTTGGCTTTGGCCTGTCGGTTCGTTTCTTCGGCTTGTGCTTTCTGGATCTTGATCGCATCGTTCATGCCGCCAGATGCGATTTGAATCAAGATCCGCGCATCAGCCTTCGCCGCTTCGAGATTTGCCGCGTCTTGCTCTGCGTTCCCTGTCTTAACAGCGTTTCCAGGTAGACCTTGAGCCGCCGACATGACGGACTTGTAAAGATTCTCAGCCTCACCGAATCGCCCGCCCTTTAGGGCATCATTGGCACGTTCGAGCGCAAGTTCGATATCACTGATCTCTGATTTATACCGGTCTATGCCTTGAAGCCCATACGCATTAACCTTCCGCAAAGCATCTTGGCCAGCATTCGCCGCATTTCTCAGTTTATCATTGAACTGCTCGATATTCTGGACAAGGCCCGCCGATTCAGTCCGCACCTGTTTGAAAAGTTCCAGTGCTTTCTCAGGCATCGAGGGAGCCAGTTTGACAGCCTCTTGCAGCTTGGTATTAACGTCGCCAATGTGAGCTTGCAGCTTGCTAAACTCGGTCATATTCGCATCAGAGACTTGACGCAATGCTTCCACACTGGCCCGCTGTTCGTCTCGCAATTGCCCTTCAAGGGTCTTGACCTTTTTGACTTGCTCATCTTTTGCCGCAAGTTGAGTGTTGAGCTCACTGACAACCGCTTGCGTCAGCTTCCGAGAATCAGCAATTTGACTTTCAGTTCGTTGTTTTTCCAGGTCTTGAAGGCCCTTAAGAGCATCTGCAACTTTCTCGCCAGCCGCTATTTGTGCTTCGAGTGCCGCCCTTTGCTCCGCGAACCCCTTCTCTCTGGCCATGCGAAGTTGGATATATTCTTGCTCTGCCAATGCAATTCGCTTCTGTGAAGAGTCAGCAACCAACGCACTAATGGCTTGTTGCGCTTGGCTTTCGTCTCGGATAGTCTCATTGATTCTGACTTTGGCCTGTTCCAATTCCAGTTTAAAGGAATCCTCTTTGGTCTTGACGGATTCCTGAATCAGCTTGACTTCGATTTCGGCTCGATCTCTAGCAAGCTGTAACAGCTGCTCAGAAGTTTTTATCTCTTCCTTGGTTGCGTCAGCATTATCACGCAGAGATTGCCCAACGCCTTCAACCGCTGATTTCTGGTCTATCCTGGCATTGATCTCTTGCGTAATGACATTAAGATTCTGTCTTGCCAGAGCAACGCTCTTCTCCGCAGTCTCAGTTTCAGCCGATTTTCCAAGTCCCCACGATTGAGCATCAGCCTCGCGAGCCTGAGTCAGTTTCTCATTCCAGCCAACGAAGTCAGCAACCGCCTGTCGTCTTCGAGACAAAAGATCCACATATGGATCCGCTGTCAATGCTGCCCCAGAGACACCTTGAATCGCTTTATTCGGGTCGAATCCTTCCGCTATGGCCCTGTTCAGGTCCGCCTGTGACCTTTTCAACGTCTCAGCCTGGATTTCAGCCGCCTCCGCACGATCAGATAATATTTTGTAAGCGCCAGCAACCGTCGCTAAAATCGCCACAATAGAGCCCGCAATCAAGACAGCCGGACCAGCTGCAAACGCAGCAATGCCGGCACCCAGCCCGCTTAATGTGGTTCCAAACGATGTTACAGCCGCTGTGATAGCTGTCCACGATGGAATAGAAGCGAGCAACGCCGGACCGATAGATGCGATGTTCGTTGCCGTGACAGCCCTTGCGAGATTCCCAAACGTAAATGCTAGGCCAGCAATCGCCAAGGCCGCAGTGCCCGCCGCCGTAATCAGAGCCGCAGCGCCAGCCGCAAAGATGCCAAAGAATTTTGCCATGGCCGGATGTTCCTTGGCAAACTCTGAAATGCCCCTGAGAAAAGAAGAAACTCCATCAAGCGCACCTTTAAGCGCTTGTAAAAATGGCCCAGCAAGCTGGATTCCAACGTCTCCCAATGTCTTTTTGAATTGATTCCATGAAGGTAATAATCCTTCTCGGATAGTCGCAACGAACTTGGCGAGTGAGCCCGCCGCATTGTCATTCTCTCTTGTCAGTGCCTTGATTGCGTCAAGATTTTTTGTCGCAACCACAGCAACATTACCGCCTTGATCGCCAAAAATTTTAAAAGCGTTTGCCGTCGATAGGCCACTCTTTGCGAGACGTTCAAATGTCTGAGTGAGATTCACCGATCCGTCAGCATTCTTTGCAACCTGGACGCCAAGTTGAGCCAGCGCCGCCCTCGCATCTCCTGTTGGATTCGACAAATCGCCCAGTAATCGCCTGAGTCCCGTTCCCGCCATACTCGCATCGATGCCCTTCTGAGCAAATATACCGAGATATGCCGTTGTTTCTTCGAGACTCATTCCAACGTTGCTTGCGAGTGAAGAGACATACTTCAAACCTTCCACAAGTCCAGCCATTGACGTTGTGGTAGCAAGTGAAGTCTTGGAAAGGACGTCTGTTGCTCGCGCCGCCTGATCCGCCCCAAGTCCGAAGCCAGCCAACACTTTAACGAGGTCTTCAGCCGTTTCTTTCGTGGATCTTCCCTCAGCAAATGCGAGATTCAAGGCCGGACCGATAGAAGACAAGACTTCCTCGGTCCGAAAGCCCGCCTTTGTTAGCTCTGTCATCGCCTGTGCCACTTCACTTGCTGAATACTGGCCCTCTTTTCCAAGCTCTCTTGCTTTATTTGTCAGCGCCTCAAACTGCTTCTGGCCCTCGGTCGTGTTAATGTCGATCTCACCGGCCGCCCGGAGTTTATTCATCTCATTTTCAAAGTCTGCCGCTGTCTTAGTAGCCTGTATCAATGGCACGCCCAACGCCGCACCAGCGCCAGCGAGACTCGCGCCGACGCCCGCTAAGGTCGTGCTGACAGAATCAAGACGTTTCTTGAGATTGTCGGCCACTGTAGCAGCTTGTTTCAAGCCAGCTTCGATATTCTTCCCAGCATTTGACGCCGCCTGAGAAGCATTGCGAGCCGATGACTGCATTCCATCAAGCGCTGTCTTGATGTTCGTCAAAACGGGCGCAGCTTTATCAACAGCGTTCACTATAAGATTGAGAAGTAAGTTTTTTGACTGAGAAGCCATGATGTTATCCAAAGAAATCCATCAACATCTCGTCTGTTCCCATGACAACAGGCCGATTCTCTCGTGAGTCTGGATTATTTTTCTCTGCAAGTGTCTTCGCCAAATACAGCAAAGTTTCAACTGAACAGTTCACAATGAATTCTGGATTCTGGCCATTGAGAATTAATGCCGCTGCAATTTTGTCCAGGAGTCTGACAAATGGCTCTGATTCTAATTCAGGTTGAACAAACCCACGAGTCCTGGACGCTTCTGAATCAGAGCCCTCCAATTTTTTAGGTCAACATTCTGGTCATAGAAAATGTCGATGATTTCTGGAATAACTGTTACAGGCAAATCTTCAATGGTCATTTCTGGGCAATCTGGAACGCTAACACACTCATTAAGCAGTGTGTTTAACCCCTCGAACAATCCGCTTTTGAGCTGATTCGTGATTTCGTCTTTGATAGACTCAATCGAGAAATCTGGCCTCCCAATAAGCGGAAGAATTGTATTAAAAACAAAGAAGCCGAAGTCTCCAATTACTCCAACAGCATCAGAAACCCGGCCCCATCGCAACGGCTTAACGACTATTCGAGCGCCGTTGTAAATCACTTCCTGTTCGGGAGAAAGACGGCTCTTCGTTTGAGCCGCCTTGTCTGTTTTACTCATGAAAATACCTCAGAAAAAGATAATCAACTATTAGGAATTCCCGAATAGTTGCACCTTATCCAGCCGCTGTCATCTTGATTGCTTTGCCGAACGGAGAACCAGTTGGATGATTCACCGCATCAGACAGAAGCTCAAGCGTCAGCTCAACAGTGTTGTATTCTTTTCCGGAAATCGCCTTGTATGCGCCAGAAGGTGTGACCGAGCATTTGTAGACATAGAAGTCCCAAAGCTCGCCCTTCGTGTTCGCACAAGTGAAATACACCGCGTAATACTGCGAGGTGTTCGTGAAAAGCTCCACTTCGTCAGTATCAACCTTGTCTCCCAGAAAAAACATCGAAAGCACGTCCTGGTTTATCTGGTCAACAACGATTTTCATGGAAGCGCCGGTCTTGACAACTGCCTCGTCGTCTTTTGCCGAAATGCCAAGTCGAGACGTTTCGTGCTCGATTTTGTCGATTGCTGGCGAAAGCTCCATTGAGGAAACGGCCCCAAGCTCTGCCAGCTCTCCAATGTCGGGGGGTGTCGTGCCGTCCCACTCAGCAAGCTTGAATATACCGCCGCCCACATAATATTGTGCAGGGTTATAAGCCATGACTAATTACCTCCAGATTGTATTAATTGGCTGTTTAAAGAGTCATCGCAATCAGGTTTTGCACTGACTCGATGTATTTGATTTCAAATTCAATGCCCCGTCTTACGATTCGAGGCCCAATATCAGGATAATTCACATGCGATTTGCCGGTTTGCCCAAACCAATCGACATAAGCGCACTCAAAAATATTGTTATAGAGAACCGCCATTACTTTTTTCTCGAACGCCGCGAGCTCAGTTCGAGCCGTCAATTCGGTTGTCCCTTCAACCACTGAAACAAAGCCCAGCTTCATTGTGCAACGATTTGAACGCCCATAATTATCCTCTGATTCTGTGTCGTCACCCAAGTCAACCAGACATACAGCCGGCAACTCTTCAGGCTTAGCGAGAATCACGAGACGCAAATTGTCAGTCACAAGCTGAACACCCGGCACAGTCTCCAGAATCGTCATGCAATGTGATATAATCGCTTCTCGTTCTTCCACGGTTGCTACCCGTTAAACTGCTGAATAATGCGTTCTGCTATCAAGCCAACAGCGCCCTGAAGATACGTATCATCATCATAAATTGGTTGAAGCAAGCCGCCTTGAGCCTGTTTAGAGAAACCGCCCTCGACTCGCCAACCTTTATCCCACGGCTTGCCTGTTGGCAGCGGCCCTTTTGGTGGATTCGGATATCTCCCGTCTTCCAACATGAACGCATAGGGCATATCTGTTCCAATAAAGAAGCTGTCTTGTTCAATGCCAGTGCGCCATGACTTCGCTATCCCAGCGCCCGCCGCCTTTTTGCCAGACGCCGAACTAGACTTGACCCACTTTCCCTTGCCCGCCTGGTCAGTCCTTTTCTTGCCCTTCTTATTCACTTTTGCTGGTATATAGACCCAGCCAACAGGAGTCCTGGCGAGCACATCAGCCTTAATGGTCCTGAGCATGTCTTTCAGGCCGACACTCACGGCAAAAGGAACCAATTTCTCTAAGCGCTGAGTCAAAACGTTTGGCGCAAAGAGTGCGATTCCAATTAATGTGGTGTCGCCAGATGCCATGCGTGATACCTGCTTACCCTTATTTATTCAACCGGCCACCTACCGGCCACCTACCGGCTACCCACAACCGTTATCTCGATGACAAACTCTAGTGTCGGGTCAATCTTCTTCATAACGAATTCGTTTGAACCAACAGTGAATCGGTCATTCTCGGTCAAACTCTCTGATGTGACACCTTCTGGAAAGTCGGCCTCTCTTATCCAATAAACTCGCTCAGAGCCTTGTGCTGAAACACCGTCTCCAAAGCTCTCGTTTTCGATGGTGTGGCTCACAAGCACACACGGGCACTCAAACGTCACTGGCTCTTCTTTGCGCCCTTGATACACAGCATAAGTGCCAGTTTTAACAAGCTCAGGGTCCGCAAAAGCCTTGTTAACCCACTGAAGGATTTGTTTTTTGTATGGCCTCACAAATCCCAAAGCCATAACCATTAGGCTACCTCTGTCAGCTTCGTTGGCCCAGGAACAGCCGGAGTCATGCTGATTTGCACAGCGTAGTCTTCGAGTAACATGTTCACATGAAAATGCTCAGAAGCTATTTGCTGTTCAATCGCTGAGCCATCTGTTCGTTTTGCCGCAACGTCAGAAGTCGTGACTTTCAACCGGCCAAACAAATCCAGACTCTTTATCTCTGGTTCAGAAGCACCACCCAAAGATGGAGCTGTAATCCCAACAAGCCCTCTATGAATCATGTCATAGGCAATAAACGCTTGAGCCATTTTTATGTCAGCGGGAACTTCGGGCACAAAATCATCTGGTAACTCAACTGCAATCGGCCCCGTATATCTCGGAAACGGTAAATACTGATTCTCATAGACTTCCCAGCCAAGCCACGACAACTTGTTGCGCATATATTTGGCCGCAAGAATCAGGCGATATTCTTTCTCTGCTGTGGAAAGCGCCAACCATGCAGCGTCGTCATAAGGCGAAGCCGCAAGATAGGCATCTGCTTCCACAATCGTTATGAAAGAGTTTGCTGTTTTTGATCCGAGTGTCGTCTTTAGAGCCATTACGGTCTGAACTCCAACTGCAAACCAAAAAACCGATTCACATCAGCATCTGGATCCGCGTCTCCAGCTCGCCCTTCAATCCGAAACATCGGCTTGTTTTTGAACTTGATGCCAGCACACCGGTTCGCAATCTCTTCCGAGCACTCGACCGGCACCCCTTGAAAAAATGAGTAAACTTGAGACCCCATGCCCAGCAAATACTTTTCATAGGGTCTCAAGAGGGTTACTATCGGCATAATGCCTCCGTTATTTACGAACCATGAGAATCAACAGTGACTACGCAGCCGCAGCCGACGGATACACAGAATTCTCAAGGCCCTGGAACACCACTGCGCCAGACGGATGCACATATTTGACATCGCAAGAGTAGCGCATCACGAACTTGTCAATACCTGGATCAATGAATCTCTGGCTTTCGAGATACATCTGGACCCAGAAACCGACTCTGATGTTCCACTTGTGAGTCAATATGATTGTGTCATCGGGACACTTCGCAAAGCGTCTGATTGCAGCGCCCTTGAACTGGAGCCGGTCAATCATGTTTTGTGATTCATACCTGGTGCCCATGGCATTGGGGGTAATCTTCAAATACATGTCATAAGCGGCCTCTGTTTTCGGGGAACACAGATAGACTAGGTTGTCAACGTCCTGAAGGAAATCTTCAGGCATGGTCTGCCACATCAGGAAGAAAGGCCAATCGTTGACCACAACAGGAGTGCTTGTGTAGTCAATGGTATTGGCTGGCAGGGCTTGCTTTATGATGCCGTCGAAAGGAGCCAGGTCGTCATCCTCAGATTCAGTGTCGCCATTGAACACGTTATCCTGAATGTCGATTGCAACCTGTCGGGCCATTTCCTTCTGAACAAAGCCGGCCAGACCCCATCTCATGATGTTTTCATTCTGGACTTTGTAGTTCAGGTCAACCACTGCCCGGAAATCCTGTGCATCAAGAGTCTGTTTGCTGGTTGTCAGCTTGGAGCGCTGGGCCTCTGTAGATTCCACACCGGGAACATCGGGATGCGAGATTCTGCCGTTGAACCCTGCATACTCGATGCGCTCTTTCTGGGCCGCCATGACCTTAACGTCAACGAGGCTCAGAATCGTTGGGGCCAGTTTGATTTCTTCCACAAATTCTCTGGCCTGTGCTTCGAGCATCAGACCGCCATTGGTATTCATATCGCTGACAGACAAATCGCCAGCGGCCTTTGCGCCAACTGCTCTTCCAATTCCAGGAGCGGACATGGCATCAATTCCTCCGTAAGTAATTTTGATATCGGTTATGGTGCAATATTTTTATTGCACCTGTCTTCCAAGGGTAATACAACTCGATTATCGACCAGCAAAAGCCGGGTGGCTGGCCCATGTGCATTCAGATTTTGCCGAATTGCTGGGCTTGTTGGTGTCTTCTGCCACGCTTCCAGCAGGGCCGGACTTCTGAAGAATCTCGGTCTTGGCCGCAGTGTCGTTGACCACTGATTCCAGGGCCTCAACTTTCTCGGCAATGGGTTTGAGCATTGCGCCGACTTTCTCAGCGATGACATCAGCGTCACTCTTGGTTGCCGTTTCGGGCTGAACAGGGGGTGTCACAACGGGCTCTTCTGGGGGCGCAAGCTTATCCATAATGGTGTCGAACTTTTTGGAAAGGTCTGCCATCCCGTCTTTGAGGCCATTGAATTCCTCTTTCGTTGCATACTCAGTCATGGTGTTATTACCTCCATTTTCGTTGTCTTTCTGTATTTCAACTTTCAATGCACTTTTGGCCTGCTCACCAATGAATTTCTTTATGTGCTTCAGCTCGGAAACAACCTTGCTGAGCATGTCTCCAGAGCCGAAAGGCATCTCTGATTTTGTAGAGCCAGGATCCTCAACTGTCTGCTCGCCAGCCTTGGCAAGCGCTTTCTCGATTGCCGTCCTGAGTCCATCCAATGCACCCATAATGATTCTGGAGCGCTGTTCAACCGTGGCGGAATCTTGAGCAAGAGCGGCCCACATGATGCGGCTGAACTTCCACATTTCATCGTCAAGGAATTCGCCAACGGTGATATTCCATTCGTATGTGTTCGAGACGGTATCAACGGAAACGTCGATTACGCCGTCGCTTTTTGCGCCACTCTTCAAGTCGCCGGTTATGACCTGGACTTTCGTTTTGCCGTCCTTCAGGACTATCTCTTGTGGCTCGTCTATTTGGGCGAATTCTGATTTCTGCGCCAAAACGTAAGTGACTGACGTTCCGCTGTCCTCTTGAACAGCCTTCGGGAATTCATCAGGCCACTTTTCGCCGTAAACTTCTTTCAATATCGAAGGGTCTGTGCCCTCTGGACAAATCACCGCATGAACAATTCGGCCCATGTTAATTTCTCCTATATGAATCTGTTTTGAGCGCTTCGAGTGGCGTCCAATTAGCGCCATGCCGCACCAGAGAAATCCAATCGACAATTAAGTTGAACAAATATGTTACGACCTGGATTCGGCGCTCGTATTCAATTTCGATGTGGTGTGATTCGCTTGATGGTTCTAAGTCCAGCCTGTGAGCATGGCCCCTTGTGGGCTCTGTGCTGGTTGAGCCGATGATATTGTGAACATGGCCCAAAGCTTCGCCGGTAATTGTCGGGATAATTCGAGCCGTTTTCGGGTCAAACCGCAGTTCCACAGTATGATAATGCTCTGGCACTTCGTCTGATTCTGCGAGAGAAACTTCCGTGATTCCTGTCCCGAAAACCGGATGTGAAACCAAAGTCGGGTAATCCGCTTTGTGGGGGGGTGTCTTCCATTCCAGCGAGACCCCGTTAATCTTTCCAGCTTCAACGTCAGCCGTGCATTGGTCCGTTAACTGAATTGCAACGCCCCAGGTGCCCGGTATCGGAAATCTCATGTCCCCTTTCTGGGAAATGAACGTCTGGACAATTCGACAGCCCGTCACTATGTTGTTGTGTTCCTGATCAATTCTGTCCAGCTTCCCAGAGAATGCGAACTCATGAGCCGTGTTCTCTAATTCTTCCGGGAGAATCGCCTCATTCTGAGTATCCACCCTCCAAGGCGAATAGACCCCAACAAACATCAAGCCTTTTCGCTCTGACGGAATCAATTGTGCTAGGCTGTCGGTCTTAATCATTTGGCAACCACACCTAATGATGAAACTGCAATAATTACCAACAGTTCATCAATTGAGTATCGTAATTAACCAAATCACTTAATTAATGACAAGGAAAAAGTGAAATAGGAGTAACAAAGAGGGCAAAAAGTGTGAAAATTTAAGGAAGTTACAAGGTAAGTGATAGATATGGTTGGTTAAATAATGAAAAATGGGGGTTATGGCAAAGAAATAATCATAACCCTATAGGTTAACAAAACGCAAGTCACGGGCTCATGAGGTATTGTATTTGTCGAGTTAACATTTCGTTAACACCTTTCGTCAACTCTATTCCACTCAACACAAATCAAAACATCACAAAGAGCCTAAACGACTGAGCAATCTGCAACGTTCCAGTGTTAATCATACATCAAACTTGCCTTCACACGGCAGGGGTCGGAGGTTCAAATCCTCTCCCGCCTACCAGTAAATAGCTAAAATCATTAACACAGGCCACCCGACACGGTGGCCTTTTTCTTTTTGTTGAGACCAAAGTTAACGTTTCGTTAACACCTTTTTCTGACATCTTTTTATCTCTGTTTTCCATTGGCCTTTGCCACCCAAATCTCAGTGTCGCCATGGTCAAAAGTCATCAGGTCGATTGCTTGCAACAATTCGTCATTGCTGATGCGTCCATAGCGCTCTCTTACGCTCGTTTTGATTGAGTGCCCCATGATGACTTCACGTATCTCTGAATCCATGCCTGAACGTCTGGCGTTCGTCTTCCATGTGTGGCGTAAATCATGGAATCTTGGCAACGGGTCAGTCAGCACACCTTTCTCTTTCAGCGAATCACAGGCCCGAGGCCATACATTTTTGAATGTCTCCAGATTGACATCAAATACTTTGCCGCTTATCGAAAACACAGGACGCTTCACACAAGCCTCCAGAATCGGCACAAGCGCCTGATGAATCGGCACTCGTTTCCAATCGCCCTCTTTGGTCCCGTCCGGAGACAACAGAATTATCCGTTTCGACAAGTCAATCTGTTTCCTGGTGAGATTCAAGACCTCGCCCCGGCGCATTCCTGTATAATAGGCAGTCCAAAGAAGCGGTTTTGCCCAATCAGGACAACTACCAATGATTGCATTGACAGTGGAGTGAGAGAGATAAACTTGTCTCAGCCCCGACTTGTTCGATAGTGATTTGACCATACGAACTGGGTTGGCATCCCAATATTGAAGCTCAATCATCACAGAAAACAACCGAGACAATGTTGACAATTCCCGATTGACAGTATCTGGTGCGGCCCCCTCGCCTGTCCTGTCAATCTGGTATTGCTTCAAGTCCGGAACCCAAATAGACTTCAGCGGCTTTTCTTTTCCGAGCTTCGCCACGAGATTTGTAATCGAATACTCGTGTCTCCAGAGCCCAGGAGAAGCTTTGACCTCTGGATAATTCAAAAAGATTTGACAGGCTCGCCACAGAGTCAACTCTTGATTCTGAGCCGCCGTTGCATCAACCGACAAATCAGCAGGGATTGTCCACCCCCGATTCTTAAACATCCGGACACATGCCTCTCTTGCGTTGGGCTCCAAGAAATCATACCTGTCAGACCGACAGGCCATGAGAATCGCAGTCTCGATTTGCTTGGCCTCTGTCCTCGATTGAGCCATTGTCGTGACGCCGATAAGCTCGCCTTTGGGCCTGAACATCAAATGCCAATTTCCTCCCTTTTTCATTACCGACATAAGGAACGGACCTCCTTTAATAAAGCTTTACGGTTAGTTCCAGATTGCTCAGTCTTTGATTTAGATTTAGGCTCTTGGTTTAAGGATATCTTGTCGGCAGTGCTCGTGTCAATTGGGGATTGTGAGCTGGGTTGACGCTTCTCAACACTGTTCGTCGCATTCCTTGTTGTGTTCCTTGTCTGTCTCTCAACAAACCTTTGGAGATGAGTGTCTGTGAAACGTCTCCGTCTCCCAGCAACCGGCAAATATTCAAGCTTGCCCGCATTGCAAAGATTGATAATCGTCCTGACAGAAACACCGAAAATTTGTGCTACGTCTTCAGGTGTATAAAACTTGTCCATTGCGTCTTCTCCTGATGTTTACTGTCCACGACAACAAACAGAATCCGCAATGGTCGCATGTGTCAGAATCATGTGAGTGCTAGGCTCTGGAGCAGCAGAGCCCAGCAGAAAAGAAAAGGTTAAAAGCAATCAGATTCGAGGAGCAATTTTGAAAGAAAGAGAAATAGATGTCAAGAGCAATGATTTTTAATCATGAGATTCAGTCACGACTTATCGCCCGAGCGCTTCGTTTGCCCGACGCAATAGCTCATCTGTCCGTTGCTGCATCACTTGAGCGTCAACGGCCCTTTTCTGCCGAGCGTATTTTTCATTGACTTTACTCATTTCGTTTTCGCTTTCTGCTTTTCTTCGCTCAAATTGCAATCGCGTCAACTCCCTGTCGCGCTCTTTGGCTTTCTCTTCGGCTTCTTTGCGCTGCATTTCTTCCATGTTGCTTATGCGTTGCAATAGCTCTTTCTCTCTGTGTTCACGTGCCCGTTGCTCTTGAACGATACGTGCCGCCGTTTGTTCCGCTGTCTGTCGAGCCTGTTCTTGTTTGGCAGAGCGCCAATAGAGAAGTCCACCCGCTATAATAAGAATACAGAGAGAAGAGATGATGACTAGCGCCGTCGTCGGCAGTTTGCGCGTTGACACCTTGCGCGTTGCAACTTCCTGGGGGGGCATATCCACTCCCCCCTCTTGCCTCTTGAGAAACTTGGACACTATCACGCCACAATTCGGGCACTCGTTAAACTCGCTCGTAAAGGGCTTTTTACAGGCTGGACACACCCACTTATTGCTGTTCATTGTGCGACTCCCTTCCATCATTATGCGCGCGACCAAAGAGCGATGCGCGCTCATCTGCGCGCTCACTCATGAAAACAAGGTCCATTTTTCTTCCGCCCCCCCCCAGAGAATTTACGTGTCTTTATCTTTCTCGTTTTGATTGTGAAAATTCTCTAAAAGCCTGAATGCGCCTGATTCTGTGAGCGATTAACCAAACATAATGTAAACAATGTCACTGGCCGAAAATTGGTTTTTTGCTAGATATTTTGCAATCTTATCTAGTTTCGCCTGACTCATGCTTGCACCACGCATCCACCCCGTAAAATCATGGGGTGTTGCATCAAGTAATTTAGCAACATCTTTTTGTTGTGTTTCAATATTAAATTCAGTAGCTTTTTCATACAACCTAACTAACACTGGGTTCCAATTACTAATTGGTGGCATCTTCTTTACTCGCTTTTTTGGAGCGCCTCCTTTTTTTGTTGTTTCTTTAACCATAACACCTCGTTAAAAACTTAACTTAATGTATAAAACTTTTATCTTGACGCTACACTAGGGAGTAGGCTATTCTCGATTCATTGAACGAGAAAATGGTTATGGGAAATAGTCGAAAGTAGCCTACTGCCTATCTTTCACTTTTCCCTATCCTTTAAATTTTGTCAAGAACATTTGCGAGGGATAGGTATGTCTAATCTGTCTTTTTACGCTCGCCTGGTCGAACTCAAACCAAATCACATCAAAAGCGATGCCGAATATGCCCGCTTCCTTGGCATCGGCAAAGACATCATCGGCAAATGGAAACTCCATCACAACGCCGGGAATGTCGCCTTTTTACCTACCGGTAAGTTACTTCAAAGAGTAGCCGACGCTTTGGGAGTGTCCAGGGCCGCACTGATAGTCGATAAAGAAGACAAATAATAGAGGGGGGATGGCAAGATGGATTTGCACGCCAAACGAGCACAACTCGATGCGCTTGTCGCTAGAACATTAAGCAATGACAGCACAGACAAAAACAATCCCGCTCACGCCCAAATCACCACCATGTCTTTATGGGCATCTGAAGGCGACACTGGCCGCGTCATGTGCGTGGATTGCATCATTCCCCTTCGAGACGACTTCTGCCCCGAACTGCATTGCTACGGCTGCCCGAAAGCATGGAGAAGCGTGGACGGCAAGGTAGAGTATTGGAAAAAACCGGAACATGAGTATGTGGGGGCGTAAAGGAAATGACTACGCACATTGATATTCCCATCAGTGACATAGTTGTTGGCCATAGATACCGCAGAAACATGGGCGATATTGAAGGACTTGCTGCTCACATTGATGAATTCGGCCTCTTTCACGAGATTGGTGTCACCCCAAAGTATGAACTGGTATGGGGGGCTAGAAGGCTTGAAGCTTTTAAATCCCTCGGAAGAGACACTATTCCCGCTCGCATTGTCGAAATCGACTCCATTCTTGAAGGTGAATACGCTGAAAACGCGATGCGCAAAGACTTCACGATAAGCGAGAGAGTGGCGATAGCCGCGGCGCTGGAAGAAGAAATGGGGAATAGGCAGGGGCAGAGGACGGATTGGGAGAAAGATGAACAACTGCCGGAACCAGGTCCGGAAGTCTCAAGAGGCAAAGGGACTCACGACATAGTCGCGCGCCGCTCCAGTCTCGGTTGCGGAAATACATTCCAGCAAGCCAAAACCGTAATC